GAGGCGGTCTGACGATCTGCAAAAAAGTTAGCCAAGCCAAATTCACCAGAAGCTGTAGCTAGCTGCCCAGCTTCTTTTAGGTCTTCAATATGTATTTCTAATTCATTATATAGATCTACCAACATTGGCTGAACATCGCCAACAATGATTGGGTCTCCGACGGTAGAAAGATCGAAGAAGTCTGTTAGGCGGTAAGGGGAATAAGCCTTAAGCATACGAAGCCATTCTGCATAGCTGTCTGTGGCACTATCAAAGTCTTCGTATATATCTGAGAAGAAGTCATGGAACTGACGGAATTCGTCACCCTCGACGTTCCAGTGGTACCCATGTGATTTAAACTTAATAGCAACATTATTGGCTAGTAGTTCTCTTAGTGTTGAAAGTAGTTGTTCCATACCTTAATTATAACATACCCAGTAAATGCTATAATTATTATGTAATGGCAAAAATATTAATATTGGCAGGCAACACTGGTATGGCAAATGGTGGCTACGGTGGAGCTGAGCGTTCTTTAAAGCTAGCAGAATCCTTTCCTGGTCATGATGTAAAAGTCATCATGGTATCTAATGAACCAAGCAATAAAACTGTTAGGGTACGTTCTGGCCTAGAATTTATTCACGTTGTTGAAGATAGGGCTGTCTATAATGGACAGAGACAGGCTGCAAACAGAATGTATTCTGGCAACATGGACGTTGCTCTTTATGCCGTAAATGCAAGGCTTGTCAAGACAAAAGCAACAATTAGAAAGTTTATTACTGATGGTGTTGACTTAGTTATTGTAGATCATTATGGTGCTGGTGGCCTTATTAAGGGTCTTGAAGTAAACGTGCCAATCATATATTCATCTCATAACTGTGAAACCTTTTTGGCAGATCAAATGTACCCTCGAAACTTGAAGATCAAGGAAATGGTATACACGATAGAAGAAGAAATCTTAAAGGCTTCCAGCGGTATGATTTATTGTTCCAAAGAAGACTTTGAAAAGATTAAGGATATTTATGGATACACAAAACCAGCGTTCTATGTTCCAAACGGTGCGGACGAACAAAAAGATTTAGTATTTAAAAATAATCATTCATCTAAAGACATCGTATTTATTGGTAGTGGACATGGTCCCAATGTAGAGGCTGCACAAAAGCTGATTAATGTTGCAGCAACCATGCCTGGATATAGATTTAACATTGTCGGTAATTGTGGCAATGGCATCGATAGATCTTCTGTACCCAAAAACTATATCGTGCACGGATTCTTGAATGATCATATTATGAATCTTTTATTTGAGAACTCGCTTGCTTTCATTAATCCTATTAGCTCTGGATCTGGTACGCACTTAAAGGTTATGAAGTCATTGAGCTATGGCTTGCCAATCATATCTTCTAAGATAGGCTTACGTGGGTTTACGGAAGAAGAGATTGATGGCACAATGATTGTTGCTGAGACATCGGAGGAGATGCAAGCAGCGATCAAATCATTAGAGGATGAAAAGTTTTACGCACTAACGCAAAAGCGTACCCTAGAGCTGGCTTCAAAGTTTTATTGGGAAAAGATTCAGGCTGATCTCAAACAAGATGTAGAAAACTTTTTAGGAGCAGCACCTGTCGAGGTAGTTGAGGAATCTACCGTAAGAGAGAAAGTAATGATTTACTCTATCATTAGAAATAATGAGAAAACCATAGATCGTTACTATGATCAAATTAAGACGCTCTCTCAGTCCTTAACTGGATACGATTTCTATTTATCTATTTATGAAAACGATTCTACAGATGGTACTAAAAAGAAACTGTTTTCAAAAGATTGGTCATTCCTTTCTGGTGTATCAATCATTACAGAAAACCTTAACACCGAATACTTTGGATCTGTGAAGGATGCACAACGTGTGGAGAATTTGGCTAAGGCTAGAAACAAGGCTGTGTTTGCTGCTGGCTTTATTGATATCTGTGACTATGTACTTATGGTAGAAGGCGACAACGGTTGGGGTCCTGATGATGTCTACAAGCTTCTCAAGTTTAAGGAAAAAGAACCTGGATTTGATGTTGTATCTGGTATCTCTCTACGTAGCAATGGTACGCATTACGATGCTTGGGCTACTAGAACTACCCCGATATTTAAACCAGGGGTAGCTGAGGTACCCAAGAATTTTAAATCTTTGGACTACGGAAAGTTCTATTCTACATCTAACGGTCTGTGTCTATACCGTACAGAACCCTTTAGGAAGGGTGCTAAGCATGGCTGGATTAACGAAGCTACTGGCGAGGCTGACTGCGAAATGGTTGTACTATGCCAAGAGTTCCACAAGCTAGGGTTTGGCAATGTCTTTGTAAACTATCAATCAAGATCAACGCATTAATGTTGGGCAGTTTTAAGTCTTACCCAGGACTTCTGTTTATTTAATTGTAATTGATTTTGGTTTCTTCTCTTCTGGAACAATTCGAGTAACATTGATACTCAAGATACCATTAGAGAGTTCTGCATCTTCTACTTCCATATACTCAGCAAGGGCATAAGACCTTGTGAATTTACGTGTAGCGATGCCTCGGTAAACAAAGTTGTGATCAACTTCATCTTCGAGCTTTTCACCCTTGACATAAAGAGTGCCATCCTTGACGCTGACATCAACATCATCCTTTTCAAACCCAGCAAGTGCTAGGTCAAGGCGATAGTTGTCATCATCAATCTTAATGACATTGTAGGGTGGGTATGATACAGAGGAGTTGTCCTTCTGTAGTGTACTGAGTCTGTCGAATTCCCGACTAAACCCAATAAGGAATGGATCGTTAAATACGTCCATCATTGTTTTGTATGTTTTTACCATATTATCACTCCTTTTAAGCGAGTTATTTGTATTACCCCTCCGAAGAGCAGGCAATTCTATGATACCACATCATCCTGTGGCAAGAAATCAATAAGCTTTTTGTAAGCTTCGTTGATAATCTTAGCATCATCTGTGTGTAATGCCTCGTCATATTCATTCAGAGCTGATTGCACGTTCTCAATATATTCAAATGCCCAGTCACGAGACTCTGAGATGAAGCGTAAGAACCCATCTGTATTTTCAACATTTACAGAGTCATCCTTTTCAGCCATACCCTCTAGTCGTATCAAAAGAGCAAGCTTCTCTACGGATAATTGACGAACCTCACTAACAAGCTTACGACTCTTGAATATTAGTCTTGCATATAGAACGATTACCAAGATAAACAAAATAGTGTAGGCCACAAAAGCTGCCAGCGAAACAAAGTCGTACATTATACTTCTTCTCCGCCTTCTCTTGTTAGCAACACAATTGCTCCGTTGTCTTCTAGTGCCTTCTTTACACGAACCATATACTCAATTGCAGATCTCTTGTCTTCATCTAGCAAACTAAAGAATTGCTTGGCACTTGCCTTTACAGTAATAAAGTGTTCGTTGTCAATAATCTGCACACTAAAACCCTTAGGGGGTACGACAGAATAAAACGCCCTCTTCATTGCATCCGTATACATTTTATTCCTAACTATCCATTGTCAATATTTGCCATGTTTTAGACCAGTCTTCTTTCGATCTGTGTCTATTAAACTCTCTAGAGATTTTACCGTTCTCAATATAAACGCCTCCCCAGACTCCCCACTCTTTTTGCGAGACCCCTACCGCAAAGCATTGCTTTACCATTGGACATTCCGCACAAAGATTATCGATAGCTGGTCTGAGTTCAACATGCTCTTCATATGTATCAAAAAAGAGATTGGTGTCATACTCCCTACAGCTGCCCGAATCTTTCCACTCATGCTTATTCATTTTACCCCATAAGCTTTTGAGGGATATCCCAGCCATTCTCCATAGGCTCGTAACGATTCTGTACATGCCATTGTGAATTTTTGAAAACTCCAGCAGGCTTAGTCCAGCCAGTGGGGTCGTACTTAGTGTGTAGAACAGTCCAGCCATCCCATGTTAGGGACTTATTCTTGCTGACGATTTGTTCCATTTGATCAAGTGATGTAATTTGCATCGTGCTCAACCTTCTGTGTATATTACTTTTTTGATTTGTGTTGATTCAATTACAGCCTCGCAATACTTACAAGGCTTGCTGTTACGATCCATACCCTGCCTGTTTACCCTGGCAACGTATAGAACTGCTCCCTTTACATTCCAATTCGCATCTTTAATAGCCTCAACTTCTGCGTGGCTACTACAATGAGTTTTGATATGCTCTGGTGACACTTGTGTTGGATGATTTCTATCCTTGTTGTATCCCATCCCCAATACTCTGCCAGACTTTACAACAACAGCACCGTGTCGTTGTCTAGCTGCAGACCTCTTGGAGATATACCTAGCCACGGAGAGAAATGCCTCTTCGCTTTTGCTAAGCATATCGATAGATTCCCACCTCAACGTCTTTAGCCTGTGCCTCTTTTACGAGGTCAGACTCTGTTTCTCTGGGCAAACTAAAATAAATAAAGTAGTCCAGATCTGAAAGGCGTTCCTTTAGTGCAACTGGTGGCATCTTAACAACTTTAGCCTTAATGCCTTTTGCCTTCAAGCTACGCTCAGAAACATTGGTGAACTCCATGGCCATATCGTTAACCTTGTGCGGTCCAGCAGACAGGATAGTAAACTCTCCGTCTTCTAAATCGTACAGTGCAGTACCCATGGCACGAAGAAAAACACTGTAGTCGTTAAAGTTGCGACTACCTTGAATCCCGATAATCATCGAAATCACCTTTCGTTAAAGTTTCTATGATAAAAATCATCTTATCTAATTGTACCTTGTCCATAGCCATTGTGTCAACTGGGGTAGCACTCTCTCGGTCAATATCCCCGTCAACCATCTGTGCACTATAGAAAGTATTGTCTTTAATCCAGTAAGCCATACCGTCTACAACCAAAATTCTGGTATAGATTTGATCATAGTATTTGCTTGCCTGGGTAATTGGAGCTTCATATTTAATGTCTGGTAAAAACGGCATCAGCAGCTTATATACGTTAGACTGGCTATAACTTATAATTATCTTGTTATTGTCTTTTTGCTTGCTGATAATTTTTCTAGCAGCAAAAATTGCCACAAGAGTAATCATGGCTCCGACGAAGTATTCCATGCTTAGCTCTTATTAAATTGAACAATGATGCTTTCTAGAATGCTCAGCTCTAGTGGCGTTAGTTCGTCTCTGCTAGCAACATCGTCAGCCTTATCTGTGAGAGTTACTAGGGGATCGTCATCGTTCATATCGATATCAACAAACCCCTTTTCCCATAGAATCATTACGCCAGAATAAAAGCTATCCATTACAGACTTAAACATTTCTGGGTTTGTTTCTTCCAGGTTCTTTGTAAAATTATAAAGAAACGCACCAGTCTCGATATCAATTCCTGCGACTTCAACTGACCCCTCAAGGATTAGCTTTTCCAGCATATCATTTTCAAAAGACATTAGTCGTCTCCCTTTAGACGGTTCTCTCCCTGCATAGACCATCGTTCATCCACAATGTCAAATGCAAATTTCTTCATATTATCCGAGTGCTCTACCTTATTGTAGTGGTGTCCACAGAACAGTAGTTCACCAGATACCCCAGCAACTTTAACAAGTGCAGCAGCTCCACAGGCCCTGGCATCGCAACGGTCATTGAGGGTAAGAACACGCTCTTTAGACTCTACAACTTCTTCTACTACGGTCAAGAGATTACTCCTTATTTGTCTGTTGAATAAAAGCCACTGCCCTTAAAGGCAATGCCTACATTTGAGTATACACGCTTTATTTCACTATTGCAAGCCTTGCAACCTGGAAGATCTTTATCTCGATCATCTGCAGACTTGACCAGTGTTTGTTTTGTATCACATTCGATACATTTGTATTCATATATTGGCATTGTGCCTCCTTAAATGGGGTGTACGGAGGGAGTTGAACCCTCGTTTTCTGGACCACAACCAGATGTCCTAACCGTTGGACGACGCACACAGTGGCAAGTGAGGGATTCGAACCCCCGAAGTCGATGACAGCTGATTTACAGTCAGATCCCTTTGGCCTCTCGGGAAACTTGCCTAGCTATTTAATTATATCGAGCCCCAAGTGAATTCCGAGATCACAACCTCCTGTTTACAAGACAGGTGCTCTACCGTTGAGCTATTGGGGCATGGCGACCCTAACCAGACTTGAACTGGCGACCTTCTACGTGACAGGCAGACGCTCTAACCAACTGAGCTATAGGGCCATATGCCATTCGTGGACAATATCCCAATGGCTGTACAACCTAGCATACCCTATTAGTGGAGTCACTCTGAACAGTTATCCGAATTAGAGCAGCAACGATAGTTTCAGTTGCATCATTTATCTAGGAGTTGTTCAGAAACCTAGAATAAACTTATACGCTGTGTAATTATTTTGCTGCCCCACCTGGACTCGAACCAGGAACCTTAGAGTTAACAGCTCTCTGCTCTGCCATTGAGCTATGGAGCAATGCCTTGCTGTATATCAATTATACACACAGCAAAACATCTTTGTCAATACATTATTGAAGAATTTTAAATACTGGGCAACACGGATCTCCGCCGTCTTCCCATTCTTGCATTTCTTCATCAGTCATGTACGGGTCACCATCATGAGTGTTACAGAAAGGTGGTGTGATCCATCCCTTTGTTGTACCGATTTCGACCCATTCGTCGAAGTCAATCTCTTTAGCCATTAGAAATCCCAATCGTCGTCGGTTGTTGCTTCGTGCTTTCCAATCACATAAGATGAACCTGATCCAGAGAAGAAGTCGTGGTTCTCGTCTGAGTTAGGAGATAGTGCGGAAAGGATTGCAGGGTTTACGTTACACGTTTCCTTCGGGAACAGTGCATCAAAACCAAGATTCATTAGTGCCTTGTTGGCGTTGTAACGCAGGAATGCCTTGACATCCTCAGTCAAACCCATGCCATCATATAGGTCAGCAGTATACTTAATTTCGTTATCATATAAGTCCATAAGAAGTGAGTATGCATAGTCGTGCAACTCTTCCTTACGTGCCTCAGAGGATTCGTTGTATGCCTGCTGGAACTTATATCCAATGTAGTATCCATGTACTGCCTCGTCACGAATGATAAGACGAATAAGGTCTGCAGTGTTGGTTAGCTTTGCACGAGAAGACCAATACATAGGAAGGTAGAATCCTGAATAAAAAAGAAATGATTCAAGTAAAGTTGATGCAATTTTCTTTTTCTCAGGGTCGTCGCCGTGGTAATTGGCAAGTACGATTTCCGCCTTTTTCTGTAAATACGGGTTGTCTTCTGACCATCTGAATGATTCATCGATTTCTGCTGTTGAACAGAGTGTTGAAAATACGCTAGAGTAACTTTTAGCGTGAACAGATTCCATAAAAGCAATATTAGTAATAACCGCTTCTTCATGTTGTGTACGACTGTCTCCAATAATGCTCATTGAGCCTACAGTACCCTGGATCGTGTCCAGCATGGTAAGTCCTGTAAAGACTCTCATAGTTAGCTGCTGTTCGTCTGGGTGCAGCGTTGCCCAAGACTGTACGTCATTAGCTAGTGGCACCTTTTCAGGTAGCCAGAAGTTAGCCGTAAGTCTGTTCCAAACCTCCAAGTCAATGGGGTCTTCAATTTTGTTCCAGTTAATAGGTCTAGTAATCATAGTATCTCCAATTATAACATGCAGCTTACGCAGTTGTCAATCTCGGTACCCTCCAATGCTAGCTGTCGAATACGAATATAATAAATAGTTTTAATACCCTTCTTCCATGCATAGATCTGTGCACGGTTTACATCACGGGTAGTTGCAGTATCCTTAAAGAATAGTGTAAGAGACAGTCCCTGGTCTACGTGCTGAGTTGCAGCAGCATAGATGTCAATGATAGCCTCTGGACCAATCTCATATGCATCCTTGAAGTACTCCATGTTCTCGCTAGTCATGTGAGGAGCAGGGTAGTAGACACGACCAAGCTTTCCTTCCTTGCGAATCTCAATCTGAGAAGCGATAGGGTGGATAGAGCTTGTAGAGTTATTGATGTAAGAAATAGAACCAGTAGGCGGTACAGCCTGTAGGTTTTGGTTATACAAACCATGCTTCTTAACAAACTTAGCAAGGTGCTCCCAGTCTGCCTGTGTAGGTAGCTCAAAGCCCTTCTCGCTAAACAGCTGTGCTACACGCTTGGTTGCAGGCTTCCACTCCTGGTTAATGTACTTGTCAAAGAACTCACCAGAGGCGTACTTAGAGTTTTCGAAGTTATCGAATGTCTCGCCAGTCTCCTTAGCCATCTGTGCAGAAGACTGTAGTGCGTGATAGAGAATCTTGTAGAAATACATGTTGGTAAAATCAATAGACTCTTCGCTACCATAGTGAATCTTTTCCTTACCTAGGTAGCCGTGTAGGTTCATCTGACCAAGACCAATGGCACGAGACTTCTTGTTACCCTCGGCAATTGACATAACAGAATCAATGTAGCTCATATCTGCAACAGATGTAAGTGCACGAATGGCAACGTCAACGGTCTTGGCAAAGTCTGGTGAATCCATGACCTGAGCAATGTTTAATGATCCTAGGTTACATGAGATATCCTTACCGATAGTCTTGTAGCTAAGGTCAGCATTGTACTCAGAGGCTGAGGATACCTGTAGAATCTCAGAGCATAAGTTGGACATACTAATACGTCCCTCAATTGGATTCGCATCATTAACAGTATCTTCATACATTACGTATGGGTATCCAGACTCAAACTGCAGCTCAGCAATACGCTCAAATAGAACACGAGCCTTGATCTTGGACTTCTTAATCTCTGGGTTATCCACCATTTCCTGGTACTTCTCAGTTACAGAAATCTCAGTCATGGGTACCCCGTAAATACGCTCAACGTCATATGGGGAGAATAAGTACATGTCCTCGTTGTTACGAGCCAGCTCAAGAGTAACGTCTGGAATAACCACACCAATACTAAGAGTCTTAATACGCATCTTCTCGTCAGCGTTCTCACGCTTAGTGTCCAAGAAGCTAAGGATGTCTGGGTGGTGTGCGTTAAGGTAGACGGCACCTGCACCCTGACGGGCACCTAGCTGGTTTGCATAAGAGAATGAGTCTTCTAGAAGCTTCATTACTGGGATGACACCAGATGACTGGTTCTCAATCTTCTTGATTGGTGCACCCTGTTCACGCAAGTTTGTCAGGTTAAGGGCAACACCCCCACCACGTTTAGATAGCTGGAGTGAGGAGTTGATTGCACGAGCAATTGATTCCATGTTGTCTTCAATACGGAGAAGGAAGCAAGATACGAACTCACCTCGCTGCAGCTTACCTGCATTAAGGAACGTTGGAGTAGCTGGCTGAAATCGTCCTGAGATGATCTCCTCCACCATTGACTTTGCAAGCTTCTTGTCTCCACGAGCAAGCATGAGTGCGTTCATACACACACGGTCTTCAAAGCGTTCTAGGTAACGGTTGCCATCGAATGTTTTAAGTGCATATGAAGTATAAAACTTGTATGCACCCAGGAAGGTTTCAAAACGGAACTTGACTGCGTATGCCTGCTTAAACAAAGACTTAACAAAGTCAAAGTCATACTGGTCTAGTACTGCCTTGTCATAGTATTCATTCTCAATAAGATAATCAATCTTTTCCTCAAGGCTGTGGAAGAATACAGTGTTCTGATTTACATGGTCAAGAAAATAAGCCTTAGCTGCCTCCTTATCCTTGTCGAACTGGATCTCTCCATTAGGGCCATATAAGTTCAACATGGCGTTTAGTTCATGGTAGCTATAATTGCTCATTTAGTTTCCTCAACCTTTCCTGTACGAGTTGTACATCTTCTGGAGTACCCAGAAGTTCTATTTTTGCTAAAAGTGGCACACCCGTTTTTGCAACAATTAGTTCTGCTGCTTTGCAGTAGTGCTCACCGAAGTTTGTATTTCCAAACCCTACAACACCACGTAGCAAATCTCTATTTGATTTAACATTTAGGAACTTTGCTACTGGCCTTGGCACTGCGTATTCTCCATCGCCTCCACCATAAGTAGGTACAAAAAGTACATACCCTCTAGTTACTACTGGTAGTTCTGAGACTGGATAGATATTTTCATACCCCAGTTTTTCAACGAAACGCTTAGTGTTGCCAGACCTGTTTGAGTAGTAAACTACATCTAACATATCTCTCCTAAATTAGATCGAAGCGGCCAAGGTATTCCTTGACATCGTCTGGCATTGGCTTAGGTTTTAATTCTATCACATTCTCTTTTGGATCAAAAGTCTTATTTGATTTTCTGTCTCTAAATGTATGAATCTCAATCTCTTGGTTAACATTCTTTGGAGTGTGAGAGATGGCACCAAAGATAGCACCGCATACAGCATCCGCAAGGTCCTTAGATTTCTTGCGAGGGTGGTCTACTCGGTTTTGCTTCATAATCTTAAGCTCTGTTAATTCTTCAAACAAAAGATCAATCATAGGCATGGCCAGTCGCTCTTCATATACGAGCATAGCCATATCCTCATAATGCTTTTTGGCAACAGAAACAGTCTCAGTTCTCATACCCACCTGTTTCAATTCATTCTGAATATCGAATGACTGCCAACGGTCAAAGCTGACCATACCTATGTTGAATCCCTTTCGCCTTAGATTTTGAATCCACTGTTTAACCTCTGAAAGGTTTACGGGACCCTCAATCTTTGGCTCCCACCAAACAACAGCGTCCACCACAACAATTGGTGCTACTTGCTGGTAATCTTTTACTACCTGAATGCTTACCCACTTTTCTACGTGTGCAATTGCTACGGCACACTTATCGTGAAGCTGAGCCAAGTCGGCATGTACGTAGTAGGTCTTGTCTGGATCTGGAGTAAATGCATCATCAAATGACTTGTTGCTGTCTATTGGATTGCGTATTGTCATGCATGCTTTTACTTTGTCTACCTGCTTAAAGAATGCGTCGGAGCTGTAGGTAGGCACACAAGCAAAACGCTGCATAGCATCGCCTAGGTCTGTATAGAACGCAAGCTTAAAGTCATCAATCTTACGGGTAGGATTTACTACCCATGTTGGTCGTTTGATGGCGAACATACCTGGATACTTATAGTTAAGAATAGTATCTTCATCCCAGCTAATCTCTAAACTGTTACCCTCCATATCTTCTGGTAGGTCTGGATTCATAATAAACTTATGAGTCTTTGTAACTACTTCCTTGTCTAGAATAACATCGTCATATCGCTGAGAAATGAAGTCACCAGGATAGCGTGGGAATGACAGCAGTGCTACCTTGCCTAGGTCTGGGAAACGTGAGTCTACAGATGCACGGAAAGCCTTGTAGATGTTATCAGCAGTTTTACCTTGCTCATTACCAGTTCCAACCTCAGATGCAAAACCAGAAATCTCGTCAAGAACCGCCATTAGGAGGTTTAGACCCTCGTGAGACTCTCGTTCAGAGTGACCAGAGTAAACTGTGATGGCGTGATCAAACTCAATAGAGTCTGCCTTGGAGTAGAATTTTCCAGCAAACCACGGAGACTTTTCAATCTTAGTCTTGAAACCTTTGAAGAACACGTTCTTAGCCTGCTGTGCGTTGATAGCCACGTTAATGATATCGATAGCATCGCCAGATGGTTTTCCATAGTAACGTGCTGGGTCTTTAAGGCATAACAATTTATATACTACATATGCACATGCTACGGTAGATACGAAGTCCTTACCGCTACCCTTGCCAAGCTGAAGAATTAGCTCATTCTTTGTGTACTTCTTGTAGTAAGCGGCACCCTCAGCAGCACCCATAAGCTCCTGGAGGTCCTCTAGCTTGTAGATCTGGCTCATAGCCTGTACGATATCATACTGAATTTCTGACAGCTTAGGTTGCCCCAGATAGGCTTCACCCTCTACAAAGGTCTTAACGTCTACAGGTGTTTCGGCAAAGTGGTTATCTTTAAGTGCCTCTAAAAAATCATCAAACATCGTGTACTACCGTAATGGTCTCATTCTTTCTAGATGCCTCAGACAGACGACGCATAATCTTATCGCGAACCTCTGGGTGTTCTGCGGCAATGTCTTTAAGGATATTCATTAGAATGTCTTGTCGATTTTCAATCTCAAGCATTTCTTCTGCAAGCTCTTTATTTTCAAGAAGTCCAGCTTTTTGTAGCATATCAATGCGACGAGACTCAATGTCGAGCACAAGCTTAATGGCTGTGGTCTTAGCTGACAGGTTAGCTGTTGTCGTTGCTTCATCAATTACATCATATGCCTGACCAATTAGCTTATTGTAGTGCGTATCGGCAGCAATGAGGGCTTCACGTGCACGCTCACGAATAGCTGCATTGTTAGAAGCCATCTGCTTCCATTCATCAAGATAGGCCACAACCTTTTGACGTGGAAGATTTAATTGCTTAGAAATAGCAGTTTCGTTGTTGCCTTCAAGATACTTTGATACAACCTTATTTACCTGGTCTAGGTGTTCAACTAATGGTGTTTCGGACACGCTTGCTCCTCTTCTTTGGAATACGCTTGATACGGTCTATTGGGAATGCCCTCATTACCCCAGCTTTGCCACGGTACATTTCAAAGCATTCTACATAGACCTTACCATTTTCTGTATTAGTAACTAGATGATCAAACTTAAAAGTCAGACCCCACTCACCAATACCAAAACTATTTTTACCCTTGATCTTAAACAGGTCTCCACGCTCAATGACGTTACCGTCCTCAAGGGTGACGGAATCTTCACGAATATATTTTCGTGCAATCTCTGGAATTATAAACTTCTTAGGACGTGCCATTACATGTTCTCCAAACGGTTAATTTCATCACTAATATAAAAGATAGCCTTCTTGAGGTCTTCAATAGTTTTCTTTTCGTCTTTAAGACCTGCACGCCAAAGATACTTAATAGCATTACCAATGTTAAAGTTGCGGTGGCGTGTGACCTCTAGACATTCGACACCAGATGGATCCGATGTGTAATGCTTTGGGTGATTGACCATATCTTCGCCACGAGCATGGAGTCCACGTAGGATATCCTGTTGCTCCTGTGCGATAAGTGCCTCTTCTAGCTTACGGTTGCTCAATGGTCTTCTCTACCTTCATTCTTGTTAAACAGCTGGTACATGTAGTATAGGTTAGTTTTGTAAAGGGACATGACAGCACCTCAAAATCTGTGTGCTTGCATGTAATAGCCTTAATCCGCATCTTAGCTACCCACAAAAGGTGCCTGACTGCTTTCATCTCTTAGACTTCCTTAATCCAAACTTTGCCAAATAAACATATATAGTTTCTACGCTGGTTCCGCATTCTTTTGCAATTTCCTCTGGAGTCTTACGGTCCAAATGAAAACGTTTACGTAACCATACTTCATTAGTATACAGTTTTAACGCCATGATGTCAACCCAATTTCTCCCAATTAAAAATAGCATAGTGACCAATGCCAACTGCATCAGCTACATCGTTATCACTAATTGATCTATTATATCTTTTATTGACAAAGTCAATTGTTCTTTGTTTTCTAAACTCTCGCTCTCGTCCCTTATACCAAGCATCAGACTTACCAGGATATTCATTACGAATAAGCTGTTTTTCTGGGGTAGTCAACCTGCCATTCTTTATAAAGGTTTGCCAAGCAATAGGATTAATAGACTTGATTGTCGTTACCCCTGCCAATGACATAGAGCCAAGAATAGCCCCTTGAACCAGTGCAAGATCTGCAGCAGTCTTGGGGCTATTCATGAACACAGTGTGCTCAATCACAACAGTTTCAATGCCACCATATGCACTGAAAAAGCTGTGAAGTTTCTTTGCGGCATCTGCAACTTTTTCGTAGTTGGTTTTGCCCTGGAAATTAATCTTTCCAATCTTAATTAATTCATCATTCTCAAAAATAGCAAATGCAATACTATTTGTACTGGCATCGATCGAGCAGAACTTATTGTTCTTTTCCATTTGCAAACCCCTTCATCTCTCTAAGAGTCTTTGAGACTTGTTTTGGATCTACGACGCAAGATGAACATAGGTGTTCGTCGTTATAGACTGACAATGGTTTGTGACATGCCTTACACTGTTTAGGCTTAGACATCATCTTGTTGCGACGAGCAATAGCGTATCGCTGCGTAATCTTTTCTTTGGTCGCAGATTCACGGCATTGCTCTGAGCAATATATTTGGTAACTTACTTTTGGTTCAAAAGCTGCATCACACCATTGACAGGTTTTCATCGATTGGCTCCAGGCGATCTATTCTTACATCTCCCGAACCAGCATCTGCACAGACCTTTGATAAAGGACAGTTCTTGCAGATTTTCGAATTTGAACGATAAGTTTTTTCAGGTAGGGTTCTATCGACCCAAGCCTTCCGAACTGTTCGCATCCAGTCGAATGCTTCATTTACCCACTTAATGTAATAATCATTAATTTCTACAGGAAGCACAAGTAATTCATGGTTATTCTTATTCTCATAGATAAGAACAGCCCTACGCTTCTGTAGAATCTTCATGTAAATGAGTAGCTGGATCAAGTGTCCAGGCTTTGGCTTACGATTCATCTTGCGATATTCGAAGCCCTCATTCATCATAGTCTTAATTTCACCGAGAAGTTCTTCGCCTTCCCAGTCAAGGATAACGTCACCATATCCAAAGATTGGTGGGTCATTGTTGATAATCTTAAACTCGGCTTCCTTAAGGATGCCTGCATCTGCCATGGCTTTCTGAATACGCTCATGAGATAGAGTACCATTAGTCATGTTGGCACCTGCAAATGCATCTGCGTTATCCTCAAATGTAGCACCATCAAAAGCCAAGTACCAATAACGAGCACACTCACCATGCCCATAGGCAATGGTTGATGGTGCAAATGTTTTCTTCTGCTGATGGCGAGGACCACGGTTAGCAATGTAACCCTTTTGGATTGCCTCGATCAGACCATCTGTACTGAAAGCATCATTGACCTTTTTGTCAACTGGCTTTTCCATTACCTGTGTTAGTAAATTTTTCATAATAACCCTAGCGAGTAATATACTTAAGAGCCGAAACGAGGTTGTTAACTGCCTCTGCTGCGGTGTAATAAATATTCTTCTTCGCTCTGTCTCCCTTATCTACGTTGGTCAACCAAGTTGCCTTGAATGACATTTTAGCTGCAATAGCCTGTAATCTAACAATTTCAACGGTAGCTACGTTTAGTGGAATATCTGGTTTGATAATAAGTTTTGCAATCATAGTTAAAGCAGCTGTTAGCTCCTCGTCCTCCATGTAATCTGCAATCTCAGACAAACCATTAATCATTTCTAGCGTTGTTTTATTTTCTGTTTCCATTATATTAAGTATACCCTATTCCTGGCTTTCTACCAACATCTCAAGCATATCCATTTCAATTACTGCTAGGCGAGTCTTTTGAGCTCCCTCACCAATAACAACAACGATAGCTGGATCCGCATGATTCTTAATAGCATCAGTACAAGCTTTAGCCCATACCTCTTTATTCAACGTAAACGACTTGCCGACTTCCTTGAAGTCTACACAGAAGTTCTTCCAAGTAGCATCACCCTTTTGGGTGTTACGCCCAGAGTTCTTATGCTGCTTAGCACCAATACGTTTAGACTCACTCTTCTCGCTCAAAGTCAGACCTCGTCTTTCTGGTTTCCAAACTAACCTCGGACACATGTCTTTCTGGACACATCCACGTTAGCTTTTTATCTCTAAGATAATGTCTAACAGTCTTAACTTCTACACGACATACATGGCACGGGAACGAGCCTGCGTGTACAACATACTTAGCCATTTAGCTGATCCTCAATAGACTTGCGGAAGTCTTCATTTTCTTTAACATAGTTAATGAATGCCTCTCTACCCTGGATTTTCTTATCCTCAGAAACGATATACCACGCTCCTGTGCGATTTACAATTCCAGCTAGTTCTGCAGTGTCAACTAGGTCTCCCACGCCGTCTACGCCGATCTGAGGGCCTTTGAAGTAGAAGTCATAACTTCCAGACTGGAAACCTGCAGAAGTCTTAGAGAACTGTAGGTCCCAGTTGATCTTGCGACCAATCTTCTCTTCAATAAGCTTATCTCCAACAGGAATTTTACCTTTAATTGCCTGGTTGTCAGACTCAGAGGAGAATAACTTGATAACTGTTGAGGAGTAGAACTTTGTAGCCTGTCCACCAGTGGGCTGCTGTGAGGTATACATAGCAGAGATATTGTTTCGTGACTGAGAGATTAGTACAAACAGTGTAGGCTTAGGCTTGTTGTTAGCATAGTTAATCATCTTCCATGCATTAGAAAAGTCTCGTGACTCAGCACCAATCTGCTTGGTGTTCTCAAGCTGCTTGAGTTCATCAGAATCCTTCTCAAAATAAATAGCAGGAAGAAGTGATGTAATACTGTCAACAACAATCAGGTCTACACCTGCTTGCATTAGCTGTGTTCCTAGATCTACCATCTCATTAATGGTGCGACATTGAGAATAGAGAAGCTTTGATGTATCTACCCCCAAACGTTCTGCCCAAGACTTATCAAAAGACATCTCTGCATCAATCCATGCACAGATTTTTCCTTCCTTTTGTGCCATACCAATCATCTGAAGGCACATGGAAGATTTAGCTGAAGACTTGCTGCCCCAGATAAGAACCTGACGACCATAAGGTAGTCCACCACCCAGTGCCTTATTGAGACCATAACTAGGTGTAGGCTGCATGATGGTTTCTGGCATTTCATCTCCAACGAACAGGTTCTTACGCAACTTAGGATTTAGTGCTGCTAGAACGTCGTCTACTGTCATGTCCGCCATCAGCCCACCAACCCGTTAATCTTGTCTGGCTGGAATCCTGCCCAGCTGTCATCACCTGCAATAACAACAGGAGCTGCAAGGAAACCCATGCCAACAATCTTGTCGTATGCTGCTTCATCTTGAGTAATGTCAATCGTCTCAAACTCCAGACCATTCTTGGTCAAAAGCTTCTTTGTTTGTTCGCACTGAACACATGCTGGCTTTGTATATACTGTAATCATTAGAATCGTACTCCATGCTTCTCTGGGCGGCTCTTATTGAACCCAGTCTTCTTCTCGAAAGCATAATCGAGGGATACCTTAGTATACCCGAATTCTACTAAACCAGCGTACAGGTCGAATGTACGGATCAAAATGTCTGCCATTTCGTCTGCAATCTCTTCCTCACCCTTGTCCTTACGGATAGCCTCCATGACCTCTACGGCCTCTGAGACAATCATCATGAGCTGTTTGGTCACAAAGATGTCGTCAACATCCTCTGGCCAAAAGCCCTTTTCTACTGCCGTAGCATGTAGTTCTTCAGATAAACTATCGAACATTTTTCTCCTTAATTAGTTACGTCGTTTAGAATTATTGTGTCGTCCTTGGTTTTACCCAATTCAAACTTGTAAGAGTTACCCTCTTTAATCTTCATATATGCCTTAGGGAACTGCGTTGGGAATACAGTCACAGAATGAAGCTCTCTGGCAGTATCTGCAAGCACTAGGTATGCCATTTTCTTTCCTGCCTTTGTAACACGTGGCTTGAATGAAACAACATATAGTTCTTCATCTGTGTATGGCAGTTGCTTGTAGCTAAGAAACTTTACAATTCCATTGTCTGAACCCTTGGCTTCATCAACTGGGATAGCATTCAGGATACGGTTATCGCTAGCAAGAACAATGTATGTCTTTCCTGGCTCAATTGTAGTCTGTTCATCATCAAAGATTCCAACACTACCAGTCTTATCTAGGATCTCTACACGAGACCACCCCTTACCACGCTTGATGTTCTTTACCATTCCCATTAGGATAAACGCACCCTTCTCTTCGAAGTCTACGGTTTCACTAATAAAAGCATGGAAGTGAGCTGGCACCGAAATGTTAAACTCTGGTAGGTTTAGGTACTCATAAAGGTTTTCCCTAATCTCTTCATCGTTGCGTGGGCAGTCCTCAAATGTTGTTGCTCCAATAAGTCTCATAGATGCTAACGCACGACTATTGACCCCATTACCCTTGCCAAAAGTAAATTCCTCAAGTTCCTTATAAGACTTAAAAGGACGAGCAGCAATATACTTGCCAGCAATGTTGTCTGAGACGTACTTGATACCAGACAAACCAAATCGAATACCCTTGCCCTCAATCTTAAAGTCAATATCTGACTCGTTTACGTGTGGCAAACGGATTGGAATATTCATACGCTTAGCCTCAATAAGGTATTCCGTACGAGCATCCTTGTCCTTCTCGTTCTTAAGAAGAGCAAACATAAACTCAATTGGGTAGTGATACTTTAGCCATGCAGTCCAATAGGAAAGAGTGGAGTATGCAACAGCGTGTGACTTGTTAAATGAGTAACCAGCGTGGGCCTCAAAGTCATGCCATAGGTTCTTGGCACCTTCTTCGCCAAGGTACTGTGAAGCACCCTTAACGAACTGATCCTGGAACTGGTCAAACTCTTTAGCATCCTTCTTCTTACCAATGATCTTACGAACCTTGTCAGCCTCTGCCATTGTCATTCCACCAAGCTCTGTACAGGCCTGCATAACCTGTTCCTGATAAAGGATACATCCATAGGTATCGGATGTGAAGGACTTCATCTTGACATGCTTATAGTCAATATTTTGCTTGCCGTGCTTGCGTGCAATGTAGTCTTTACCAATAGTATTCATGGCACCTGGGCGTACTAGTGCGTTTGATGCAGATAGTTCATCTAGGTTCTTTACCCCCATTTTTACCAATAGGTTGGTGTATGGTGTGGCTTCACATTGGAATACGCCCTTGGTGTGACCTGCAGAAAGCATTTCGTATACTCCACGGTCTTCCATGTCAATATCTAGCAACTCAATAGTCTCACCATGACGTTCCTTAATAATATTAAGAGTGTCGTCCAATACAGACAAAGTCTTAAGACCAAGAGCATCGAGCTTAATCAAACCGATACGCTCAGCCTCGCCCATGTCAACAGCCACAACTGGAATACGCTGCTTTGTTTTGGGGTCGGTGCGAGTCTCCATTGGAGCATGCTTAAAGATAGGCTCCTTTGCAGTCACAACACCAGCAGCGTGGATACCAGTGCCCTTGATACGTCCTCTGAGCTGTTCTCCAAACTCTTCCACTTCTGGGTACTTCTGACGGAACTCAGCAGTTGCTTTTGATGTGCAGTACTCGTCCCATGTATCAATAACCTTTGATACCTTGTTTACCTCTGTAAGTGGAATGTGTAGAACACGAGCAATATCCTTAATCATACCCTTATCTTTAAAGGTCAGGAATGTAGTGATAGATGCTACGTGGCGGTACTGACGTACCAAATAGTCCTTTACCTCGTCTCGACGAGAGTCCTGGATATCAGTATCAATATCTGGAAAGTCATTTCGTTCTGGATTAATAAAACGGAAGAACAAAAGTCCATGAATAATCGGGTCAATATCTGTAATACCAAGAGCATAGCAGAGAAGACTACCAGCAGCCGAACCACGACCAGGACCGACACGAATACCTTCTTTCTTTGCCCATGAAATCATATTACGCACAACAAGGAAGTATGGACCAAAGTTTTTGTCTGCGATTACCTTCATCTCTTCGTCTAGACGATCGAGATATTCTTGCTTACCCTCAAGCCCACGCTCTTTCAAACCCTCTAGGGCAAGAGACATAAGCTCTTCGTTTGGCTTTGGGTATTGTACTGGAAGAAGGTCCATGTGGTCCTTGATGTCATAGTCTTCTACCTTGTTAGCAATCTCAATACTATTAGCGTAGATGTCTGGTCGGTCAATACCCTGGCCTTCCATGGCAGACTTAATCTCTTCATACGAAAGCAGATGAATGTCAAACTTGTTAAATGACATCTGACGGTCTGCACCATAAAGGTAGTCAAGACGATCCATGAGGTTGTCTTTTTCTAGTGACTTCTCATACGTAGCATCCTTTTCAATCTTATTTGAATAAGTATTGAGGATAAGCTTAAGCTCCTGAATTTCTTTCTGGCTAGTGTCAGCGTGGTGGCAGTCTGGTGTGACTACAGCCTTGATGCCGTATTCATCAGCCAGCTCCAAAAGAGTTTTGTTAATCTCTGGAGCATTGTGAGGCATGACCTCAATGTAATAGTCGTCACCAAATACACGGTGGAACCATTCAATCTTTTCTTTGGCTACGGCAAGTTCGCCAGTCTCAATAGACTTAGCAATGATGCCGCTAGGACAGGCAGAGGTAACAATTAGACCCTCGCTATACTGTTCTAGTACCTCGAAGTCGATACGTGGCTTCTTGAAGAAACCTTCTGTCCAAGCAATCTCATTAAGCTTGTTAAGATTTTCCAAGCCCTTCTGGTTCTTAGCAAGAATAACAATGTGGTTATAGACCATATCCAGCACGTGCTCACGCTCTGAGGCATCACGGTGGTCAAATCGGTCCTGGGCCATATAACCCTCAACACCTAGGATAGGTTTGATTCCTGCCTCTTTGGCAGTACGATACATTTCACGGTGACCCGAAAGCGAACCGTGATCGGTAATAGCAATAGCTGGCATGCCCAGCTCTTTTGCTCGGTCCACATATTCCTGTGGTGTTGCGATACCGTCAAACAACGAATAGTGAGTGTGAACGTGCAGTCCAACGTAGCTCATTTATTTTCTCTCTCTTAAAAGTTTAGTAGGAGGGCCAGCAGTATTCTGCTGACCCCCCAATTTGTTACCACTCGATATTGGAAGTTGCTGAACCCGATGGGCTATCGAAGCCGAGGTAAAAAGCCTCCTGCTCAGCATATGGAATCTTCTTAAGAGCTGATTCCAGTGGGTATGGCTGTACCTCCCACTTGTATGGCTCTGCATCTGGTACAGAAGGAATGAGGGTGTAGCTGGTCTCAGTACCCTGACCGTTACGCTTAAGCTTCCAGGTAAGGTTTGAGATGCTGCCAGTCTCAAGTGCATACTCACGAATAGTGTTGAATGCAGACTGCTTGCTTACACCCATAGACCAGATAGCGACATATGGCTCTTCAATGCCGTCGTCAACAAGGACGTTGCAGTAGAAGCGAAGACGTGCACGCCAACCAGCCTTAGGGTCCTTGCGGTGCATTTCTTCAGCCCAGTCACGGCCTTCAGTGTCCATGGTGTCTACAGCCTTACGCTTGTAGTCCTTGGGGTTTGTGTGCTCCTTTACAACAAGAGCAAGGCCACGGTCTTCCGAGTAGTTGGCAGAGTCTTCATCCAGTTCCTCAACGAAACGGATCTTTACTGCCTGTCCGTCAGCTAGCTTGAGCCAGCGAACACGAGGTGAATCTTCATCATACTTTGGCTTATCAAGTAGTGCGTTGATATTCTTTAGCCCTTTAATTACACTCATTTGTTTCTCCTTAATTATTATTTTCCCTAGTGGGTATATTAGTTTAGCATAGCGGCAATAGAGTTGTCAAATCCAACTCGAAGGTTTTTAATAGATTCGTCATCCATATCACCGATATCTTTGTACTGCTTCTCTAATTGCAGTACGGTAACACGAGGTCCAAGCTTTTCTACAAGTCTGTCTCTCATACCACTTCCAGCTTCATCGTTGTCAGCAATAACAATAATATCATTGAAGTACTTTTGAAGCAAGTCTATTTGTGTACTATTTACGCTAGCACCAAGCGTTGCCACTGCTGGCATCCCACACTGATCCAGTCTAATTGCATCGAATGATGACTCTACAACATAAACCTGGCGTGACGACTTTACTCTATGTATGTTGAATAGAGTCTTACTCTTAGGTAGTTTAGGACTGTTTTTAAACTCTTTACCCTCGACAGAACGGCCAACAAAACCAACACACATACCGTCTGGTGAGTGTACTGGAATTGTGACCATATCACGCTTATCAGAATATCCTAGTTGAAACTTCTGGACAGACTCTTTTGTAATTAGTCTACCCTGGTAGTATCGAACTGCACGAGGTGATTCTAGAGCGGCGTTGTTTAATCGCTTGACAGTAAACTCGTCAAACTCTACAAACTCTGGCTCCTGCTTAAGCTGTCGATCGATGTCCTGTTCAATAGTTGTATTGGATTCTTTACTCTTAATATATCTAGCTGCCTCAAAATATGTGCGACCAGATGTGTGCATGATTAGCTCAATTAGGTCACACGCTTTGTGACAAGAAAAGCAGAAGAAGATACCCGTAGTCTTATCGACCTCACCTGCTGGTGTGCGGTGATTGCCGTGGAACGGGCAGAAGATTAGATAATCTGAGGATACCTCTGATTCAACGGTTATACCGCTGCCTGCGAGGACACGCTTGATCTGTTCATCTGAGTATACACTATTAGTGTTCCGTCCACTCCGTCTATCCATTGGCTTTGCTTCTTTCCTAAATATATTCCGTATAAAGATAATTCAAATTCAAAGTATTTCTTTTCTTCATTATAGTCTAATGTAAAGTCTGGTTGAATGTCAAGTCTTGGTACATACCCCGACAGCCTCATGCTATTTGTCAATAGATTGACATACTGATCTTTTAGTCTCCAGAAAGAAGAGTCGTCAAGGATATGTCCGTCTAAATGAAATCGCTTTATTGACTTGTGGTGGATGTTGTTCATGGTATCTATTATAACTAGTTATTATCTTCAAAGTCCTTATACTTATAGAATCCCTTGTCGAAATCTACCTGAACTAGAAACTCTCCCATGAAACCATTTCTGTTCTTTCTAAAGACACATTCAATGATATCAGAGTTTGTACCACGTCCGAGTGCCATAACCCAGTCAGCATCGTAAGCAATCTGACGTGACCACGATGTCTGGCCCAGTGTAGGAACAGTATCTAATTTATTAACATCGTCTGGTGTAGCAGAAGAAATAGCAATGATTGGAATTTCGTCTGAGATTGCCAGCAACTTTAACTCACGAGAAAGGTTCTTCATGCGAACAACTTCGCTGTCAGATCTTTGGTTGGGAGACATCAGCTGCAAGTAGTCCACAATAACTAGGTCTGGCTTGTACTGGTCAATCTTACCACGGATAACAGATGGGGTAACCTCTCCACCACTATCGTTAGAGATAATGTGGAACTCTGGCTTACCCTCTACATGCTTCTTGTGCCATGAACGAAGCGTGTCTAGCTCTACGTTACCAGCACTCAGGTTACGATGTGACCACAAGCCTTCACCCATAATGGTAAACACACGGTTGCGGACCTCTGTCTCACTCATTTCAAGACTGATAATAAGTGGTGACTTACCCTGCTTCCATGCCTGTACCGCGAAATAAAGCGATAGCCAAGACTTACCAATACCTGGATAGGCTAGGAACACTCCAAGCTGCCCTGGCATAATACCAGCAGGCAAATAGTTATCAAACCCTGGAAGTCCAGTCTTGATACCAATTGATCCTAGAGCATTTTGTCGTTGCACATTTTCATAGTAAGCTACCGCAGATTCAATGTCCGTCACATCCACATCACGGATGATTGCAGTATCTTTCTTTAACTCGGAAGTCTTAGAGATAAGACCTTCCAGTGCCTCAACGCCCTTGCCACCCTGAACATCTGATGCAGCATTACGTAAAATATCCTTTAGGCTATCATTGAGAAATTCTGCCTGTAGTTCTTCTAGGTGATGCTTGGTTGCACCTACCCCAGCTACTGGCTCAAAGTCGCGAAACTTATCTACCACTAAGCTGGTGGGAGGGACACTACCATTTTGTTCAAAGTAATTGCGGATAAATGTCCAGATATCATTATGAGTAGTCAGCAGACGGTCTACGTTGGCTTGTAGTAGTACGTGAACCTGCTTATCTGTCAATACCGCCGAGATAAGTTTTGATTCTGTATTAGCCATTTAGCCACTCCTTTGCTAGTCGTCTGCGTTCTGCACGCTCGTCAAGGTCTCGCTTATATTCCGCACGAGACTCAATAATCTTTTCTGCGTAGTTAGCAAAATATTTCCATGTAGGATTTTGACTAACTTCAAAATAATAATTCAATAGGTCGTAGCAACCCTGAAGAGTGTATGACTCGATCAGGGCATCTGCTGCCCACTGCTCAACATTAATGTTATAGGATGGTTTCTCTTCGTAATGAAACGTATGTAACTTACTATATCTACTGAGCAAAGCCATCCTGTCTTTGCGTTCAGCCATTACTCTTCGAACTCAGCTTTAGCGTCGTTGATCTTAGTAATCAACTTGCTCTCAACGAATTCATAAACACGAGTAAATGCTTCATCGATATTCTCACCCTCACGGCGTGAATCAATGATACCCAGGTCAATTCGAAGCGACTGAAAGTTACCCAAGTTAAGTGTATAACCAAGGGTAACGTTTACCTTTGTCTGTTCGTTTTCCATTTGTTGCTCTCTCTCATTAGATTGATTCAGACCAAACAGGGACAAATCGTCCGTCTTCAGTCCTCGTATATGTAAGTATACCATCCCCCATACGGCGTGTCAACTCTTGTCGTGTTGGGGTTGAATTATTATTAATTAGACCGTCCTTGCGTGGGCGACCAATGTTATGTGTAGCCAGTATATCACGGATCTCGTGAACTTGCGACTCTGAGTAATAAGATCTAATTTGCCATCCACGTTCTTTGTCTACAGAAGCTCCAGTTGGCAACGGAATTTTTCCTTCTTTCATAAGCCTTGGCATATGCTTTCTGTGTCTGTTGACAAGGACAGATGTCTCCATTACGGTGTATGCTCTTTGTCTATTCTTTTTAAAGTCGCCAAGTAAGCAGCTTTCTATTCTATCCTTGTTGACATTGTAAACAGATATAATGCCATTAGATCTATTAAGATGATGAACTCTTACTAGATCGCCATTTAAAAACCATACCTTTTTGCTACCAGGAATAACTGGTGCAGAATTGTAGGCCTCTCTATCGAGCGATGCCATATTGATCCTTAAGAAGTTTTGATGCCGACGGCAATCATTTGAAGCTCTACGTTCAGCACACCAGTAGAGGTGGTATTGATAATTCCTTTTACACCAGTGGTGGTAATTGATGTGATAACCAAAACGTCTACCTGACTGTCATTGCTAGTAGGGTTTCTTTTTGGTGTTACCGTAACTACTGGAGGATAGTCAAACATTGTTTCAAATAAAATTTCAAACTCACGGTCTACCGTGGCTGCAGATGAAGTGGCTAGATTAAGGTTGTGCTTTTTAGCAACAATGACTGTTTGTCCAAGTGGGACTTGCTTACGGGTAACTCCAGCAGAAGTATCGATTGAGTTGCCAGCCGTTGTTACGGTAAGCTGATTAGATACTTTATTAATTGCCTCTGTCATCTGATACAGGTAGTCGTAATCGATTGGTTGACCACGCTGTGGTAGTGGAAGAATTGCCATAGACTAATTATACCATAGGCTATGGTGTTCCACCATCCAGAGATGGCAGCTGATTAATAGTTTGGGTTCCTACCTCAAAAAGCTTTGCTGCTGATCCAGTGGCCTTGTTTATTGTTGGAACCTGTACCCAAAACTTTGCGTACCTTGTTTTGATAGATACAAAACCTGTCGGATCTGTAATTGGTGTAGTTGTAGTTCTATTAATTGAAAATGTTTTTGCACCAGCGTTTACAGCAGTAACTTGAAACACACCGTTATATTCATATGGTGCAGTTTCATAGATTGTGACCCACTCTCCTACATTCAGGTTATGAGTTTCTACTGTAGTGTATGTAACAGTATTTGAGTTATAGCTTACACCAGATATAGTGGATTGCTTTAGATCTTCTGGAACTCTAATTGAAGCACTATTACCTTGAGTTGTTGCAACATACTCCCAGTTTATTGTAGACCACTGTTCATTGGTAGGAGGCTCGCTTTGAGTGGACCATTTTGCGTAAACATCGAATGTTGTTAACTCAATATTGCTTGGCAATGACCATGTTAGCTTGAGTGTATCTGCGTCTGCAACTACCGAAGCTCTTGGGTCATACGACTGGCCTACAATACTTGATACTGGAACAACGGCAATTTTATACTTTGGACTCCAGCTAGAGAAGATATCCTTGCTTTCTGTGATAACTCTATATCGCACATAGTAAAAACCTTGAGAAGTAGAATATGGAATCTTACTGTAAGATGTAACTATCTTTTGAATTCCGTCTGGGACTGCCATTAGACCACATCCACTGAATACCTAAACTCAATAAAGTTTGATGTGTTTGGTAGCTTAATGATGGGCTTAGCGTATGTGCCAGAAGCACCCTGAACTTGGTTTTGTACTACAGAATATCCGACTAGCCCATATAGTGGGTTATTTGCAGAAATATTTTCAAGTCTTAGTCCATCTAGAGCGACAAAGTATTTATTTGTTGGAACTCCGCTAGAATCTAAAACACAGGCATATGCAGAAACAATATTGGCAGATGCCCACGAGAAGTTTCCATAAGTCTTTAGCTCTTCTAGTTTTTTAGAAATCGAAAAATATCTGTTTTTGGTGAAGTCAGTTGATCCTGGTAGCTCAATTTCCATCTGGGCAAATGCAGCAGAAGAACCTGGTGTCTGGTGTGCGTGCTCAAATGATAGCAGAACCCTTACTGAACCAATTGGATTATCAGACTCACCATCAGATGTTGGCTCTGTGCTAACAATTGAAAACGCACATCTCAGTTCATCAATTGACGAGTTATTGTTTAGTGTGAGATTTACGTTATTGGCATTGTGAATGTGTGATCCAGATACCGCCACAAATCTTGGCATTTGTACAGAGCCAGTTGCGTCTGTGACGGTTGCATTAGTTGTGTTTGCCACAGTAAAAGTTTTTGCGTCATTATCGGAAGAAATAACCGTAAATGTACCGTTATAACCAGATGGACTCAATCCACTTACAACTACTGAGTCACCTGGAAGTATGCCGTTAATTGTAGATGTTGTATATGTTGCTGTTGTAGCTGTGGGTACTACCGCAGTAATTGGGGCAGATGTCTGAATATTAGAGGAGTCTCCCCTAAGGAAGATACTTGGTCCAAGATTTCTTGAACGTTCTTGTCTAGAAATTCTAATCTCCGACTCAAAGGTAGTATTAGAAGAATCTGCCACAAAACATTCTGCATTTGTAGACACGATTTCAGAGTTAAAACCACTACCTAAATAGATCTTACCTGCATTCTGTGGGTCCAAGTCCAGTTTATTTGATACCGTTGGAATTGAAATAGATGATGATGGGGTGTGGTATTGCCAGCCCTCACTGTTTACAAATAAATAGATATTTCTGCTATCTGAAAGCTGGGCAGCTGGATTAGATGCTGCAGAGAAAACTCCAAGTTCTGTTATTTCATATCTATCCGAAGAAGGAATGCTTCCAGTTAAAACAACCTTAGATACACCGTCTTCTTGAACGTATCCCCTTGAGGTGATTGGTACACGGAACATTTCAAAATCAAGATTTTTCTTATTTGAATAGTTTCTACTGGCTGTTCCAGTTGGTGACACAGAAATAGGACTTGCAAAAGATCCTACATTAGAAAATCCAGGAAGTGCGTATGTAACCTTGTCTGAACTAACTGCTGTAATGACATGGACACCATCAAATGTGGTATCTACATTGGATACTGTTATGTAGTCTCCAGGAACAAAGTCATGACTACCGATCGTTATTCTTCCCTCGCCGCTGACAAGTGCTTTTTCTGTTACAGTGAAATTAATTCTTTCCACTGGCTTTGCACCACAACCAGCAGCGATGTATGAAGCATAGGCAGGAGCCTGACCTAGTAGGTATTTAATGATGATGGACTGTCCAGTATTAGTAATCATATCTATTTAATTGTACCATTTTACATTTACTAGTGCGTCGAAAGAAATAAACTCTATTTCAATCTTCTCAGTTGCCTTAAGGTTAACAGTATTAATAATTAAACTGTTATAGGTTGGACTGCTAGGATCCTCGTCAAGGTAGACAATTTCACCGTTGGCTCCAGTGCCTTCGGATGGGACGTATCTTTGAAGAGGAATTGAGAACTGCTTGAAGTATTCATCACTTGTACTTTGCATAGCAACAATGTTCATTGGGTTGTTCTGCATATTCATATCAGCTAGACCAGTGATTGGTTGGTATGACTGATCAATTCCGTCAACAGAATCGTATCGTGAAATTTCTAGCAATTCCATTGTTGCAACTTCTCCAATAGTTCTGTTAAACATTGTTTCTGGATCCGTAACTTCGTCACCGCTAATAAACAGCTCTGATGTTGCAATCTTTACACTTTGGTTACCAGGGCTTACTGGTGGAGGTGGTGGGGGTGGTGGGATGTATGGTGGTGCAGGGGGGAAATATGGAAATGCAGGGAAGTAGGGTGGGAAGTATGGTGGAAAATATGGCGGAATCGCAACAGATCCACGACCTGCATTGATAGCAGCAAGCTCAGATTGAGTTCTGGGCTTAACGGTTGGCTTACGCATCCATGCAGAATTCTCACTTGCCATACTAGATCACCTCACTTAAAAATACTGTCATAGATGGACCGTCGTCTCTTCTTTCGTACTGAATGTGATAAACAACAAATCTTTCATCTGGCATTGCAACCACATGGTTACCATCCTGATCAATATAATCTATTGTAGCAATATCTCCCAGCTGCAGTGTTGGGTTTGAGAACATTGAGATTCCGATTAGCTTTCTTGGCTTCATCATCTTAGAAATCATCCAGCCCATCATTTCCTCGGCAGCATCTGTGCTCTGAATGTAGGTTGCATTTAGGTTGAAGTCTTTCTTACCGTACTGTAGTCTACTCTGTTTAATGCTATTGTAATCCATTACACCCTTGATGTTTGCAATACCGCCAGAAGAATCAATTTCTTGCTCTGCAAGACTTGCATGTTTAATGAAATAGTCGTCTACGCTCAAATAATTATCGGACTGACTTGTAAACGATACGCCACCAATTCTGAGGTATGCAGTTCCACTGTCGAGGTTGAGATCAAGTAGCGTATCTGTAGTATTAAATACTAGGAACTTTGCTCCGTATGGCCCTGCAACAAAACCAGACACAACATAGTTTTGAAAAGAGCTAAACGTTGGCATCATCTTTGCATATAATGCTGGATAAGCTTTGTCGTATTTGACATCCATGTATGATAACTCACGCATAATTGTGCCAAACTCTTCAAAGTATAGGTTGTATTTGTTTGTACCAGATAGTGTTATTCCAGATAGATAGGTGTCTCTAATCATACTAGAGATTCCGTATTTAAATAATGCATCGCTAGCTTTTTCAGAGTCATAGCCAAACACAGATTCTACTGGAGCATCGAGTGCTTTTGTGCTGTCAGCTGTTTCTTTAATAGATAGTGCATATACATTTTCAAACATTGCCTTTGACTTTCCTCTTACAAAGACAGACATACAGTTTGGTCTAGTAGGAATTGGTGCTGTATCGGTGATATTGGCAATAACTTTATTGTTTAAGAAAATATAGAACTGTAGGCTACCGTCTGGCTGCTCTGTGTATTCAACAGCAAGGTCGTACACTGTTGGCAAACTTTCCCCAGTCTTTTTATATTGACCAGCAAACTTTCCATCGTCTACAAACACTGGGGTTTTTCCAGCCCAAAGTGGTATCGGGAATGCGTCGGTGCCAGTTGGGTAATTATCAGTTGGGTCGTAGACACCTCTTTCAATTTTATAGAAAAAGATGTTATAAATTTTTGCATTGGCATTACTATATCCGACAAGGCTGTTATCATTTAAAGCTACAAGCTCAAGGTAGTAGCCTATGTTGGTAGCCTTATCATTCATAATTGCAAGCCCAGCAGAGGAGCCTGCTACAGTAACCGTTGTACCAGTACTAGTTCCATTAGTAGTTTGGTAAGTCATAGATCCCAATGGCTGCTGAATTGGGTTATCCGATGTACCTGGCTCACCAATAATTCTTAGTCTTGTACCAAAATGATTGTATCTCTTGTCTAGTGTCTTGGTTACATAGGAGATGTATTTAATTGCTTCCTCTCCTGCTTCAAAGCTTGGTCCACCTAATACTAGGGCAGATGATTGTAGACTTCCATCAACTACCCGATTTTCCGACAGCTCTTTTTCAGATACATTGTTTGCAGAAAGAACATTCTTGATAACCCCAGATGTGCTTGGGTAGTATTTGGCAGCTACAGAACCTGCTGTGCCAGTTTTGGATGTCACTGGAATTGATGTAGACGCATTAAATAGATATGAAGATTCCATCTTACATGCACCCTTATTGGCGTTATCTAGCCAATGCGACGAGAGTCCAGAGTTATGTGTAACAACCTGTGTACCAAACTGACCCCTTCCATGCTTAGCAACATCGCCAGCTTTAATCTCGCCATCCTGATACTTTGGCTCAGAATAAATTCTTACTCGACCAGTTGCGTAGATGTTTCCACCAAATGTCATCTTGGCAAAGAAGTTCTTGTATTCTAACGGACTTGTAATCCAGACCAAACCTATTCCAGAAACAGAGTATTCGATTGCATCGTATCTAATGATCTCACCATTTGCATAGAAGTATCCTTTATATCTACCCATCCAGACAACAGATTCACCAAAGTCCATAATGTTGTTTTTAATAGATACAACTTTAGACACGCGACCGTCTTGGATCTGGCCAACAATATTGCTAGTCATTGTCTTCTTGTATCTGCTATCAACTTTAAATGTTGTTGCTGTAGCAGACTTAACTCTAAAGTTTGAAACGTTGAACAGATTGTCAGTAAAGTTTGTTACTGTTACTATATCTCCAACAGAAAGACTGTTGTTGCAGGTATAGGTTATCTCTCTGTTAAGACTAGACAGTGTAGCAGCCGTAACGTTTGCAACATATGTTGTGGGGAGACTAGACGACAAGACTGAATTTAGTGCAACAGCGGACAGAGTGTATCCTTGTGCAACACCGTTATCATCGTTAATAGGTTTAGTTCTTGCCTCAGGTGCAACCTCCCATAACAATGCATTCTGATATGTCCAGTTTTTATCCTGATCTCTAGCGTTAGCTCTTACGGTATTAGGCATATTCTTTAGAACGCTACGTGTCGAATATGTAATCTTTCCATCATTATAAATTTCTTCATCTCTGGATGATATTTCAATAATGTCTGACAAAGAGTTGCTAGTATGTGCATTTCTTACGATACCGTCGGCACTTACAGCATAGTCCTTAGATCCCCTAAATACGTGGTCGATCTCTCTATCTGAGGCATCTGGCATCATATATTCTTTAGACATAAAGACTAGGTTGTTGTATTCATCAAAGAATATTGCGGTTTGAGTAGAAACGCCCAGGGCTTCTAAAACCTGTGCAATTGTCATGTTTGGCTTTACAAAAAAGTATGGAATTACTGGCTCACTCTTACCATCAATTCTTTTAAAAATATAATTAGTAAAACCAATAGAGTCCATAAGGCTGGCTACAATAAAGCTCATTGTTGCACTAGAGAACAATAACTCTGGTGCTGTCATAGACTCAAAGAAAGAGAATCCATCTCTTAAGGTTATGGAGACAGATCGATCTTTGCTTGATGTATCTGGGAATCCGTCAGAGTAGAGGGTTTTAATAGGGATATGAAAACCTGCACCATTGTCGTTGTAAATAATGTCATAAATTTTTACCTGAAGATTTTTTGATGCAATACTATATTTAATGTTGCCAACAGAATCTTTTACATTTAGAATGCTTTCATCGTTGTACTCACCAAAAGCGTTGTCGTAGTCAAACAGTTCCAAAGAACCATTAGAAACAACTATATTATTTACAAGTAATCCATTATTTCCAATATCGGAGCTGCCCTTGTGAACTGAGAGTGAGGACGTTTTACCAGTTAAATCTACAGCAAGTCTTGGCGATAGCTCTATGAGGTCAAAGGTGCAATCTGGGACATTCATTGCAGCAACGACAATCCTTAGACCATTGATCTCTTGTAGCTCCCTATATATCCTGCTCTGTCCATCTAGGTAATACTCTGGATTAACCATGTCGGTTACATAGTTAGTTAGTCTTGTTGGCTCGTCTGAGTCTGGCTGCCATCCATATACAGGAACAAATGTTTCCCAGTTTCCATCTACATAGATGTGAAATGTTCCTTGCTGTGTTCCAGAGCGAACTAGGTAGGCATATCCATTTGGTGCCTCTTCTGGAACTGCACTATCTGACAGCTTGTCTCCTGCATAAATAAAGATATCTCTATATTCATCTGGCACGATCAGGCCGTAGGAAAGCTGCAGGTATCCGTCTGGCCCCACTACAGTTTCATCTAGAGACAGCTTTTCTCCGTTACCGTCAAGATCTACCCAAGCGTTAGACTTATTTAAATACTGAATCTTCCAGTCGCTTGGGACTGTCTTTTTGTCATCTCCATAGAATGGGTCATCATAAGTACCAAGCTCGTTTGTAACCAGGCCAGCATCCACTTTTCCGACATTAGTCTGCATCTTTACAATAATGCGATTTGCTGGAATAGTATTTTCATAAACCACAAATGGTGCGGCATCGTTAATTGGATTAGAACTGTTTCCAACATAAGACAAACCATACTCAGCAGATAATCTTGTCACGTAAGCAACAATATCGTTTAGCTCCAGACCGCTTACCTCAATTGATAGGCCTCCGCTACCGATAATGTCACCGCTTAATTCTTGATAAACATCGTTAGACTCTATGACTGTGAACGTTGTTGAGCTGGGCACAGAATTGATGGTGTATGTCTTTGGCAAGAAATTAAAAGAATTCGAAGATCTATCTTTAATTGTAATAGTATCAGCTTCGTTAAATGTATGTGGTGTATTGGTTGTATATGTAGCCGTAGTCTGAGTTGTACTACCTACTGTGGCCTGGGAAAACTTGATCTTGGATATTGCTACCTTCTCTTGTTCTCCAGCTACTTCTTTACGATAAGATGTCCAATATTTAAACTTGTCTTCTGGTGTAGACATGTAGTATCGTGGTCTTTGAAACATATCTTTTGAAAATACATTTATCTTTTTACCCTCAAAATAAAGAATTTTATTAATACCAGAGCGTGGGCGTGACTTGTGAAAGCAATCCTCTAAAGAATAAAGAAGAGACTTTTTTACATCTTGTGAAAGAAAAACCTGTGGAATATTATTTTCATTGTATCCACCGTCAGTCACAATATCAGAATCTGTGGCACCAGTGTATGCGTATAAAAGATCTGCGGAGTCAAAGGTTGGAGCAATCACTCCGTAATTAGCAGTACTTGGACTGGCTACCTCTGGTCGGTATCGATAGTTACCAATCTTTTTAATATTCTCGAAAGTGTTGAGATTCCACTCGGCAATGACCTGAGACTGAGTACTTACCGTAGAAGAGGATTCAATAATTTCAGATACTTCACTATTTTGAAACATTATACCTCTTCCAGCGTTACACTTACATTCCAGAGATCGTGATTAGTTCCGCCTCGTTTTTGAACAGAGTAGTCAAAGTCAGTTATGTACATTTCAATAACTTGGTTGTATTGTCCTAAGTGAGTGTAGGCATTATTGTCTGTACCAAAGTTTTGATATTTATCATATGATAAAAATACCCAGAATGGTCCTGTGTGGCTTTCGTACCAGGCCAACAATTCTTCTCCACCAGCACCTCCGTCAGCTGTATTTGCAATAGCACCAGTTGCTGGGTCTCCAGCTACATCAAAATTAGGTCGCACGTTAAATGCTCTAGAGGGCAGATTGTTCCAGCTTGTAGATAGCACAAGCTTGTCTGCTGTATGATAGGAACGCATTCTTCCATTAATCATGCGTTTTCTATTTTCAATACGCAAGGGTCTAAAATCTAAAGAGGACCTGTTGTGATCTGATGTAATAATAAAGGACTCTGTTCCAGCTTGTGAGCCAAACTCAGCATTATCTGGTACGTACATTCCATCTACAAGGGTACCCTGGTTATCTGACCAGAGCATGGCCTGTGGTCTGGCGTACTGAACTCTGTTCTGCATATATGTTTGACTAGCCATTTACGTAATTTCCTCTTACTCTGTTACTGTCCATGTTTCTAATCTGTCTCATGACTGCAGAAGCTACTTGCTCTGGATCTGCATTTGTAGCTGCACTAACATTAACATTATAATTATACACTGATTTGTTTGAGGTGTTATTAGAAGAAACATTTCCAGCTCCAGCTCCAACCATAGATTCGATTCTTGGTCTTCCCTGTGCTGAATTGTATGCTGGTGTTGATAGGCTGTCTGCACGGAATCTCTTCTTTTGGCTAGCGTCTAGCAAACTAGAGCTAAGTGAGTTTAGAGGTGGAACCAATCCGCCAGAAGCAAACTGTAGTCTGTCGGCATTGTTTAGAGCGTTTAGTCTGTCTAGGCCAAGTGCCTTGACTGCTGCTGCACGAATGACATACTCTCCATTTGAAAGCATTGCAGGAATGCTGTCCGATGTTCCGCTTCCAGGTCCAGAGATGTAGCCACCACGTGCTCTTGGTGTTCCAGCCGCAATGGCTGCTTGTTCTGCAGCATCGATTGCATCTAGCTGAGTTTGATACCATTCTCTTGTGTGTCCACCATATGTTACTTGTGATAGAGCAGCCTTTCTAGAGGCCTCAATAGCGTTTTTCTGTGTCTCTAGTGCACGTGCTGCATTATTTGATCTCATTTGCTGAGCTGCACGAGCTGCCGCAGAAACGTCACCTCTCGTAAGTGCGTCAGAAAGATCTAGCTGGTCCTGCTGCTGCTGAGTGATTGCCTCTTGTGCCTTCTGGATATCATCTAGAGCTTTAATTCTTTCATCGTAAAGCTTATTAATTTCTTCTTCTTGCTTGCTAATAAGATTTAGAGCTGCATTGTATTGTTCTGCCTGTGTTGGTGCGGTTAGTTCTGGTGTGGAGCTACCGCCTCCACCTCCGCCCGATGAATTATTGTTATTTGTGCTACCATTACGGTTGGTACTACCTCCAGAACTTGTGGCCTCTACAGCTCCTAGATTAGCAAGAGCCTGCATTGCTGACTGAAGCTGTGCCTTGCTGTACTGCCTCTGTACTGGAGCAGCACCCTTTCTTGAACCACCAAGACCACTTTCTCGACGGTCACCCTTAAGCTCTTCCTCTGGCTTTGCACCAATGCTATTAAGGTATTGAGCAAGCTCTGTAGGTGTAACTGTCTTCATAACAGTAAAGTATGTTTCAACAAAAACTTTCTGCTGTGCTGCTGGAAGACTATTAAAGTATTCTGAGTCAGCCACAAAAGCATTTGCACCTGCTTCATCACGGATGATCTTCTGCTCTACCACTTGCTGGTAGGTTACAGTATTGCCACTACCAAACAAGTCATTAATTGCGTTTAGACCATCTTCAATTTCTTTAAATCTGGCACCCTTAACATCGAGCTCTGCTACAACCTTAAAGCTCTCTACTCCACCTACCTCAAGAGCTTTGCTATAAATGTCGTAAATCTTCTTTGCTTCTTCCGTTGACTTACCGTCGAAGTTTGCCATAAAGTTCTTTTGCTGTGCTGGGGTTTCAAAGAATTGTGCCATCTGTAGAACTTGACCACCATCAGCTGTACCCAGGTTGCTGACGATGTTAAACATCATATCTCTAACCTTGCCAGCATCTGCGGTATCGGCAAAGTTTCCAATTAGATCAATAAATGTTTGTGGTGGAATGTCTCCAGTGGATAGCAAGAACTTCATCTTGTATTCCTCGCCCTGATTTAGCATCTTGTCTGACTTAACAATTAAGTCTTGTGCCTGCTGAGCTAACAAAGCTTGCGTGGCATCTCCAGCGTATGTTGCCTTAATCTGCTGATCCATTGCCTGACCCATGGCACCAACATTTGCATTAAATGTTGTTCCAAACATAGCATAAGAACTTCCACCAGCAAAGTCTTGTGCCTTCTTAATCTCGTCCATGTAAGGCTTCAAAACGTTATCAACCGTTTGTTGCTGATCTTTAATCATAGACGCACGGTTAGTGTTGTATTGCGATGTTAGTTTTGATGTATCTTGGCCAGATTGCTGGGCAAGCTCAAGTCTCTTCTGGTATTCAACGTCTAGAGAATCTAATAGCTGTTGCTGCTGCTGAATACTTTGTGTTCCAAGACTAATTGTTGTTCCAACAATAGAGCCATATTTATCCCAGTATTCAAATGGATTAATTGCAGAAATTGGCTTATTAATTGCATTAATATTTTTTTGAAGATCGGCAGCTGATTCGTCGCTTAGTTTAACTGCAATTTCAAAAGCATTTTGTGTGAGCTTTTCTCCGTTTGGACCAAAGAGTTCGTTTAGTTTAGCATTGATGTTGACAGCCATAGATGGATTTTGAAGTTGCTCTCCCAGGGATAGGACAATACTCTTTGCTGTTTGAGTGTCCATAGCTCCTGTGGTGATTGCTGTAGCCATTTGCTGATACAGCATCTCTCGAACAGTCTTCATATCTACGTTCTTAAGGTTATCCGTAATAGATGCAGACAATGCCTTTCCTGCGTCAGTGGATAGATACTGTTGACCAATGGTTGGATCACTTACAAGCTGCTCTCTTGCTGCAGAAATAACGCCAGATCTCTTTGCATCTTGTGACTGGCTAGATGTCACATTACCAGTAAATTCTGTAAAGCGTGCCATCGCATTTGTTCCAGCACCAAGTTGGTCTCCAAACGCTACCGCACTTTGCATTGACTTATCAAATGCCTGCTTGGCTCCAATAACAACAGTAGATAGTCCTGCAATAGCTGCCATAGCAACCATTACTGGAATAGGCAGTTTTCCGAGAAGTGGTAGAGCCATTGATAGCATTGATAGCGGTCCAGCAATAGCACCTGCTACTTCACCAACTGGACCACCAGCCATAGATGCTAAGCCTAGTCCACCAGCAACGGCAAGACCAGCACCAGCCATCCTACCAGATGACATGAAGTTTCCTATGCGTCCAAGCCTTCCTGTACCTCTAGACTGTGCATTTGGCATTGTAGATAGCTTAGCTAGATCTGCATTACGTTTTGCTGCAGCTGCCTCACGACGCTCTTGATTCTTCTTTCTACGCTCACCCTCTTCATTGCTAAGGAATCGCTTACGCTCTGGGTCGTAGTATCTTCCATTTGCTGTTGTAGTCCAAGCCTGACGACGATCTCTGGTTGTGGTTTTAACATCTTTTGCTTGCTGTGATTCTGTCTTGGTCTGCTTCTTTGCTTCTACAGCACGCTTCTTAACTTCTTTTGTGACAGTTTTTTCTTCTTTGACCTGAATATTTTTCTCAGCAAGCATCTTAGTTTCTGCATTTTTAATTTTACGCTCAACCTCAGCTTTTGCTTTTTTGTTTGCATTCTCGTCAGCTGCTGGAGTCATCTTTTTACCTTCCAGTGCAGCTAGATATGATCCACTACTTGTATCGCCCAATCTTGTCTTTAGTAGTGCTGCCACTCCTGCAGCTCGTGTCCTTCTATTTCTATCCTGTTTGCTGTTTCCAGTATCTGTTGCCATTTGGTGCTGAGCAATTCCGTGTAAAGCCTGGTATCCCATTCTTGTTTGTGGGTGTCCGCCAGCAATCAGATTATCCATCTCAGCATTAAAAGCTTTCATTTGACGGCTATTCTTAGTATCTACCCCTGCTAGTTCAGCAATTCTATTTCGGTCAAGACTTGTGAGATACGTACCCTTTCCAGTTCCTGGACCTGCCCCTCTTTCTTGAAGATTTGCTGCATACTGGTTTATCGATCTGTGATCCATTTGAAGATCTTGAGTTCGCCAATCTTTAACGTTAAGCTTTCTACCTGCAACAGAATACTCTGAGCTAGAACGCCCTACGTGTGAACGGTCCATTCCAATTAGGCTGTCAACCTGCTTTTGAATTTCAATCTGACTTAGCCCGTTGGCCTTACCACGCTTTCTGATTTCAGCCACGAGTGCCTTTTCTTCTTTATCGAATGAGCCATATTTGTAATCTTCAGCTTTTACTGCCTCTGCAATTGCATTTGGAGCACCACGAAGCTTGTCTGCAAGATCGTCAAAAACTCCACCGCTAGCAAGGTGTGGAACATTTCCTGTAATTAGTGCTGCAACAAACCCTGGGAATCGTTTTACACTTTGAGCTGGAATAACAGCTTCTCCATTAGAGAGCATGGCTGGAATAGAGTCAGATGTTCCAGTGCCTGGGCCAGAAACAATTCCACCGCCAGCCATCTTCTTTCTTCCCTTGCCCTTTGTAGAACCTACAATTGGACCAGTAAATGCACCCTGTGCTGCGACTGCTCTCTGGTATGCTGCTGCAAGGTTATTGACTGCCCCTGTTTCAGCATTAAAAGTTTGAATTAGGTCTGTGTGTACCTGTCCTAGAGAAGACGCTACAGCGGCGGCCTGGAGCTGCTCACTGGTCATATAGTTCATCTGGTCTGCCAACAAGTTAGACGACTTGCCAGTTCCAGTAAAGATATTCTTGAGTACCAGGAATCCCTTAATAACGTTTGCCACACCGTTGGCAACAAGACCAAATGTCATTAGAAGAATTGGACCTAGACCTGCGACAGCACCAGCAAGGATAACCCAGAACTGCTTGGCTCCGTCGCCCATCTCATTAAACTTATTAAGTATGTCAGTACCAAAATTAATAATTGGTGTAACTGCCTTCATAAATGTCTCGCCAATGGGAGCTAGTGCTGCTTGGAATCTTTCTACTGCACCCTGGAATTGATACAGAGGAGATGCTGAAATTTTTGCAAGCTCTTTCTCTGATAGGGATGCCAATTCGGATGCACTTGCCTTTGTTAAATCTAGAACTCTTGCTGCCTGTCCACCTTGCTCTGTCACGTTCTTAAACAGCGTAGACATACGAGAGAACTGGAACTTACCAAACATTGTCTCAATAGCCTGTGCACGCTGTAGTGGGTCTAAGCTATTAAGTGCACCAGCAACATCGAGAACCATCTGCTTGACATTGCCGTTATCCTTTTGTACAATGTCCTGAATACTAATGCCAAAACTATTAAGCATGTCTGTGGCCTCAGCGGTTGGGTTAATGATAGATGCTAAACCAGACTTTAGTGCGTTAGCACCTTCGGATGCGTTGATGCCACCTTCCTTCATTGCTGTTAGGAAGAATGTAAGGTCTTCAACTTTACCACCTAGTTGTTCTACAACTGGTGCTGCAATTGGAATGGCGGTAGCCATATCCTGAATGCTAGTTACGGTTTGGTTTTCAACTGCGTTGAGGAAGTTAATCTTACTAGAAAGCTTATCTGCAGATACGCCAAATGCGTTTGTAAGAGAGATTGTAGTTTCAAGTGACTGCTGTTGATCTACCCCACCAAGAACGGCAAGTCTATTTGCCTCGGATACCTGGGCAACTAGGTCTGCACCAGTCTTACCCATTGCTGCTGCATCAGCTGCAAGACCAATAGTTTTATCTACTGCAACGCCGTAGCGTGTAAATTCATCTGCTAGTCCCTTAATTTGGCTGGTAATTGCTTGAGTCTCTCCTACGGTAGTTGTAAAGTCACCGTAGACTCTCTGTAATCTAATTACCTGCTCTTCAATTTTTTGGAACTCTTTGGCTGCTGCTGCACCCATAATACCTAATGGAATAGTGAAACCAACCATAAGCTGACGACCAGCCCACTGAGTATTTTTACCGAAGTTAAGTAGCTCTGTGGAGCCTTGCTTCATTAGCTGATTAAATAGTTGTGCTTTTTGAGCTGTGATAGCAGTCTGAGTTCCAAGGTCCTTCATGTCAAGGACTTGTGGGCGTACAGAAATGGCCTGCATTGCACCATTGGCATCGCGACCCAGCTTGATATACTGAGTCTGTAGAGTCTTTACTCTTTCACGAGCAACCTTTTCGATGGTATCAAACTCGTTGCGGAACAGCTTTCCAAATGCCTGAGTAGAAGCACCAGCGTACTTAAAGTACTGCCCCATTGAGAATTGATTCTTCTCAAGTGCTCTGGTAAACGACTCTGTTGTAGTTGCTACCCTTTGTATGCTAGCAGTAAATTGCCCAGTAGAATTAATATTGTTTACTAGGTTTTGCTGCATGTTACTAAGCTGGGCGGAAGATACCGCACCAGTCTTAGACATGGCTTGTTGAAAGGAAGAGATTTCTCTCTGGAGGGAGCGAAGATTGGCTAAGGCATCACTAGTATTAATGTCAATATTAATACTTGATTCAATATCAGCCATTCATTTGCACTTCCTTCTTTTTAGATTAGATTACGCCAGGAACTTCAGATAGCTTAACGCCAGAAGCTGCTTCCACAATCTTATAAACTGTTGGCAGATCGAGTAGATCTTCCAACTTAGAGCTATCCTCAGCAAGGTCTGGGCTGTACTGCTTCATAGCAATCTGCACGCATTCCATGAGAACATCCATAGATTTTTCGTTATCAGCTGCAACCTCTGCAATTTCGTCAAACTTCTTCATGAAAGGCTTGAGTAGTGAGATTCTTAGTGGTCTGACAGCGATCTGTCGTCCATCAACTAGAGTAATAGTTTTCTCTTCGTTAATACTTGTTGACATTTATTTCCTCCTTTAAAGGGTCTATTAAATTATATCACAATGCTAAAATTATTATCCCTGGTCTTCGTAATCAATGCCCATGCCAATTCCAAAGCCAGCCATAGAGGCATTAACACCCTGTAGAGCTGTAATGTCATTTGGATTACTAGTTCTACCACCACTAAATACTCTAGCCTTCATTGCTTGCCATGGGTCTACTTCGTCTTCTTCGTCAGCACCCTTTAACTCTACCCCCTGAATTGAGGCCATAAACTTCTTCTCTTCAAAGTCTAACTCTCTCTTTGAGCCAATGGTGCTTAGTATTTCTGGCATAGACATAGAGGATTCTAATTCAGCATAATCTTTCCATATCCCAAGCAAGAATACTTCGGACTCAATCTTTGCTAAGTCAAGCTCTTCCCATGTAGATCCACTTTCTTCTGCTTGCTCTTTAACCTCAACGTCCTTGTTTGGATTAATCTTGATTCCTGCAGCAATATCCAAAATAGTATAAATTGTCTCAAGATCCACGCTATCTTCAAATTCTTCTAGAGTTGTAATCTTTGGACAATATTGCTTCATTGCAATTGATGCACATTTAGACAACTCTTCGATAGCCTCGTGATCATTTGTTGTTTTCTTAAGAGAGTCAAACTGCTCCATAAACTCTCTTAGGTATTTTAACTTAAGTGGTGATAGGATTAGCTCTGTTCCATCGAGAAGTGTTATCTTTGCTGTCTCGTAAATTTTTGTGGCCATTACTCCATTGTACCAAAAAGAAAGGCCCAGGGGTTAACCTGGGCCAATCTCAATATTTAATTATGAACCTAGTGCGATAGTACGGTCAACGATCTTACCGTAGGAAGCTGTTGCATCCTCGGGAAGAAGGCGGAAAGATACTTCAAACATAGTTGCTGCGTCACGCTTAGCTGATACAGTAACGCTCTCAATTGAGAGTGCACGGTATGCAACGTAGATACGTTCCTTAGCTGAACCTTCAGCACAGTCACCTGTACCAGGACCAACTGCAACAAGACCTCGCTCGATAGGGCATTCACCAAGTTGACCTGATGAAAGATCGAGAACGTCCTGGCTAGCAAAAGCAGATCCCAATTCACCAGTTGCGTGGTTGTCTGGGTTTGCTGCGGTTGCGAACACAAGGTTCTCAAGTGTTGCCTCAGCGAAGGTGGTGTTTAGGTTAACCTTCATACCTTGCTTGTAGAGCTTAGCTACGTCAAGGATTTGGTCTACCTGAACCTCACCGAAGTCTGGCTGGAACTGGAGTTCCATACCATTGCTGGTGTATCCAACGTTTCGATAAGAACCGTCGAGTACTTCAAGATCGGTTAGAGTCTCTTTGTAAGATCTACCTGGCTCCTGATCAACGATCAAATCTGAAGCGATTGGACCAGATTCATATGTAAAAAGAGCTGCTGCACCGACGATGATCTGTGCAGACTGACCTCTGTTATATGCCATATTGTTTCACCTCTTATTTCTGTAGAATAGTGGGCGTGTTTCCTCTTTATAAGTATATACGCCGTTTACGAATAATCTTGTGTGTGGTATTCATAATCAATAATAATTTTATTACCAGCATATGTTCTGGCTGTACCAAAGTCAATAATATCTCTAGTCTCTTGAAGCTGATATATTTTAAATTCGTGGAATCTAACTGGCTTAAACTGTCTTGCCTGGAATCCAGTTCCAAAAGTAAGTACACCATTTTCAACCTTTGAAGCAATCCAGTCGTTTACCTCTTCTGCTGATTCGTCTCCTCTGTCAAGAAGGTCTTGTACCATTTGTGATGTCTCAATTAGTGCCTCTGGGTCCCCAGCCATCTTATAGAAGTAGTACATCAATTGCTCACATTTAATGTGTGGGAATGGACTACGACGCATCTTAAACATTCGATCGTATACCGCAAAAACATCCTCTGCTGCCTCGGGAAATCCTTCAGTAAGTGCGTCAATGTCTGTTGGAAGAGTTGGGAAGAATCTTAGTGCACTAGCAAAACGATCTGGTAATCTTTCTCCAATCTTTTCAGATAAGTATTCATTAATGATTACTGGTGGGTGTGTTATTGGGTTTACTGACATTATCTAATTCCTCCAGAAATAAAATTTGTTCCAGCCTTTAGACCTACGGCTCTTCCTGTTTTGACGCCAGCAACAAAATTCTTTTTAAATTCTGTTGGGGTTTTTAGTGCAGCACCTAGACCACTCATTTCTAAGATTGCCTGAGAGCCATAGGTAACAAAGAATGATCGAAAAGTATTTTCAAAGCTACCAACAACGTTGTCACCACCAGGGTTATTAACTTGCACTGGCTTTTTGGTAAAAACTGTTTCACCATTTGATTCAAAGCGTAAGACGTTAGAGTTCTTGGGGGCTATAGTTACTGGAACGCCAGACTCCATTATTTTAGCTTTACTGTAGAATGGGGTATTTGATCCACGTTGGACTGATGAAGATTGTGTAAGCGTTCCATTTATGGATAGACCTTTACCAGATACAACGTACTGAATGTCAAATAGTCTAGATGCAGGGTTTCCAACTTGGTACCATTCGTACACGTGGTGTAGCGATGAAGGGTCTACTCGTGCGTTTGAGTCTATAAAGTCGCCAATCATTTCTTTAATGGATTCACCAAAGTGAGCCATTAGCTTTGGCTTAGCTGCTTGGGCACCGTCAAGAAATCCGACAGAATACTGAACTAAATTATTTAAGTCTTTTAGTAGTTGCTTATCGTTAATCTTCATACTAATCATACGTCTACCGCCTGGTTTTCTGATCTACGAATTACTACCTTGTAATATTCTACGCCACCAAAGGGGCCAACAATTGGATCATTAGTAGCAAGCTCAAAGATAGTTGGTTTTCCAGCACGTGTTCCAGAGCTTTCCATGAAGACAACATTACCGTTTTTATCTCTAATGTTAGTGATGATAATGTTAGTCATTGCATTCTTATTATCTCTCATGGAGAATCTAATGTCTCTCTTTGTTCTACCAATAAGTAGGTTATCCATTACAATAGTAGAGTTTGGCACGATATCTTTCTTTGCCTTTACTCCTGCAACTGCAAACGAGCATGCGATAGAGGAGTCAAGCATCCATGTTTTGCTTACTGCACCATAGGCACTTTGCTCTACTGTTGGGTAATATACATCTGCCAGCAATGGGTAGACGATGTTGGTGATATCTGTGCAGCAGTCCATTATAGTATTCCTGGCTTAAACTGCATACTCTTATAGTTGTTAAGAATCTTATCAACAATAATATTGCCAGTACCCTCCAGGAATTGTGGTGCAAACTTAATATCAAACTGGTCAGTGCTGTACTGTGTTACAAATCTACGGTAATAGTCATTAGTTCCACACTTAAGATCTTCAATCAAATACTTAGTAGCTAGTTCGACATCTGGCGGTACAGCCTTGTATCCAGCGTCTAGAATAAAGGTGTAGTCGTATCCCTTAGGAAAAGAAACGCCACCACCAGCACGTGCAAAGCCTAGGTCTCCAGTAGCACGTCCAGACATTTTTGGCGTTGACTCAAACCTGTTATATTCTCCAGTGAGAACTTTAATGATTGATGTATTGTCTAGAGTGATTGCATATGTAAATTCCCAGTCTGTTTCTGTATCTTCTCTATCATATACAAGTACGTTATTTTCATATACCTTTAATACCTGGTTTACATTGTGCCATACTGGGAAATAATCAGTACCCTGGCCTACATGCTGAACGATTAGTTTGTGGTTATAAAATGCTCCACCCATAGCAGAACCCTCTGAAAGATAGGCATCAATAATTGATCTAGCAACAATCTCAAGCTCTTTATATTCTGCAACTTCTGTTTTGGTAGTACCCAACATGTTGGGGTCAATGTATGGACGATAAACTGTAAGGTTAGAGTCAATTACAATTTCACCACTTGCATCATAAACACGGAAAAGAAAATCTCTATCGTACTGCAGTTTTGATCTTGGCATGACATAGTGAATCTTCGAATTTTCATCGGATGTGATATCGATGTTTTCAAATGAGTGATCCACAAGGTCTTCTAGATAAATAACATAATCAGCACTTGCCTCTGGGACATCCCAGCTTGCTGTAATTGGATATGGTGGGACTCTGAGAATCTCCATTAAATACCATACTCCTTAGCTACCTCTTGAGGTGTGGCAACTCTAGTACCCTTGAGAGTTAACCATTTTTCTGCAGCAGCAGGAGTTACAATGTTATAACCCTTAACAAGTCTACCAACCTCTTGCCAGTAAATTCCTCGATTAGAGTGAATAGCGATCTTTGCAGAGTCTGCCCTCTCAAATGGTGTGCCATCTTGCACAAGACCATCGTTATCGCCATCCTTGGCTTTTTTCTTAAAAGCTTCATTTGCCATAGTATAACCTCCTGATTACTCTTTTAATTATACATCATTAATATAAAAATAAGAGGGCAGGAACCGAAGTCCCTGCCCCCCTAAAGGTGTATCGCTTGTGATTAGGAAGCGGAAGGCTTGGTTGCCCAAGCGATTGCGTCCTGCTCTTCCCAGTTGATACCGAATCGAACGAATACGGTGTATTCGATTGTGTCCTTCTTAGGAACGTAGAAACGGTTAACTGTGATATCACGCTGGAAGCCCCAAATACGGTTCTGTGGGAATGTAAGGTCTACATAGTCCGCAGGGTAGTAAGGTACTTCTAGAACGGGGATACCGAGTACACGAGTCTGACGTGCACCACCGATGGTCTGGTCAACACCGCCAAGGTAAGAACCACGAGCTGCCTCGGTTGAACCGATTGAGTCGAAGGTTGTACCGTTGTTCTTTACGATGTTAGCAAAGGTATCGGTTCCAGCATAGAACTTGAGTCCTGTCTGGAGTGCACGGTAACGACGTGGCATTGCAAGAATGAGCTTCTGCATGTCGTGTACTGTCCAGTTTGCATCACCCTGGTCAACAACTGCCTCGTGAGCAAAGCCATCGTTGTTAGAACGAGCAATGAAGCCGTCCATAATTCCGAGGAATGCGTCACCAGACTGAGTTGTGTCACCATTGATTGCTAGATCCTCGATGTCATTACCGAATGCGGTGGTCATGAGACGAACCAAGTGGTCCTCAAGAGCACCTCCTTCAATATTGTCTTCGAGTGCTTCAGCTGAAACTTCCCAGTCAAGACGTAGTTTCTTGGTGGTTAGTTCAACCTTTGAGAAGGTTGCACCAGCGTTTGTGAATGAAGCGTCGCCCTGGTTTGCAGCACGAACAACACGTTCACCAACGTTTACCTTCTCTAGTTCCATAGTGTTGGCACGCATAGTTACGCGACGACCATCGTTAGCGAGGGTAGTTGCATCCCAGACATAATCGATAAAACGACGAGCCTGTTCAGGACGCAGGATACCAGCACCTGGGTATAGAGGGGATTCGGTAGCGGAGGGGTTTACTGCGTTAGGACCAGTTGTAAGTCCTAGGTTCGCGTCACCTGCGGTCTCTCCAAGATAAGGAAAGCCAGGATCTGAAACACCACCAATACCACCTGAGAACGCACTACCTTCTGAGTTAGGGTAGCCTGCTCCAGGGTTATTCTTAATAATTTCTTCCGACATATATTTCACCTCCCAGTGATTTTTGTATTTTTTTTATTTCAGTAGATCGGCATTAGTGAGGAAACGTCCGCCCCATACTGATTTTTCAACCATTGCTGGTTCCTGTACGATCTCGCCCAGATCGCCAGACTTACGGAAAGCTGTATCTGCTTCAAGAGCAGAAAGTGACTTTCCAAGATTTGCGAAGTCCTTTTCAGCATCTGCAAATTTTGCTTCTGCTAGTTCGTGTGACTTCTTTAGTGAATCAACCTCGGCAGCTAGAGCCTTTACGGTTGAAACAAGGTCGCCAAGGGCTGATGTGATAGTGTCCTGGATATCTGCAATAGCAGAAACCTCATTGGACTTCTTAGTCTTCATGTCTTCGTTTGCTTCCTCTTCAAGGTTGTCAACCTCTTCTGTCGCCTCTTCTTCAGCGTCATCAGTGGTCTTAGCCTTTGCAACGATTTCATCTACCTTGTCAACTTCAACGTCAGCAGCCTCTACAGCTACCTCTACGTTTTCAGTCTCTTCCTCAGTAGTTTCAACTTCGGCATCTGCCTCTGGAGCGACTTCGACTTCAGTGTTATTTTCATCTGTCATAGTACTTACCTCCTTGTTAATCCCAGTTGTATTTGTACCCTTGGCACTATCAACTAAGAACTTAATCATATCTGTCTTTTCAGCATCTGACTTCTCTACGAAGCCGATGTTCTGCATGGGTGCACCAGAGGTAGGACTTACCGCTACCTCGTTCTCTGAGAGCAACACAAGACCAGAGTCTTTGTCCCAGAATACATTTTCAATCTCAAGGTCAACAGTGTCTCCCTTTACGACATCCACGCCATCTACCTTTTCGACAGATAGAATACTTGCAAACTGGTTTGCAGGATTGTCAACAAGGGAAAGCTCGACGAGATCATAATCTTTAATTACACGGACAGCACAGTCCATCTTTTCGTCGTAAGCGTCGTCCCACTTGTTCATTCTGCCACCAATTGAAAAACCTGTGTATGTTCCATCAAGAACTTTTTCCCATGCATCTTGTGCACCCTTAGATACATATGCAGATACATATACACCAGAGTAGAACTTCTTGCTCTCGGGATCGAAGTACTTATCTTCCTTGAATGAAACCATTTTACCTACCGCTGAAGGCTGGTGCATTTCACGGATGTTCCCACGGAACTTGGAGAATGCAGCTAAAGATGCCTCAGTGGTTACAATGTCCTGCTGCTTATCGATGTTATCGAGAGTAGCAAAACCAGAGACCAATCGTCTCTCCTGATCAACCTTGCTGAATGGCATAGATAGACGAACGTTGTCGCCTTCTGTTGCCCAGTGTGCTTTTTGAATAGTCATACTAATCTAATTATAGACCCTTTTTTGTAAAATGTTACCTATATGTTATTATACAACATTTTACGTTAGCTTGTGGATCTACCCTCACCCTTCGGATTTCTACCAGTAGTTGTTGCAGTACCATCAGACTGTTCGTTGACACGCTGTGCGTCTCTTGCACGAGTCTTGCCTTGGTTAGCCTTAGCATCTGCAGCAGCTCTAGGTGTTGGCTCAAAAGGCTTATCTCCACCTGGAATCTGTGGAAGGTTGATAACCTCTCTTGCCTCGTTGGGCATCATGATCTGGTTACGAACATAACGCTCAAGAATCTGTGACTGAGCATTTTCATCAGTCAGGGTGAGTTCGTTAAATTTGAACTCTAGAACATCTGTCTTTTCGCGAATAATCTTGTTTAAAATCTTTTCTAGATTACGCTGTGCTGGACGAGCAACCTGCTCTTTAAATGTACGATCTTGCGATAGTGCAGCTGCAATGTTAGTTCCATCTCCACCACCAAGCTTGGATAGTGGCACTTGGTGTGCTACAAGAATGTCGTCGCGAACCTGTTGACGATACTGGTGGAATGAACCCTCCTGTACGCCACTTTCAATTGGATCCATCTTAAATTCAACCTTGTTGTTATCTGAGTCTCCAGGAAGTGGGATATAAAGTGTGCGGTGGTTTTGACCCTTCAAACCAGTCTGTAGGAATCGGAACAACTTATCTTCTGCCTCAGTAGAAAGAGATGCACCCTTAAGCGTTACAACATAACGAGGTACAGCCTTGTTCTGGAAATAGTCAATGTTATACTGAGAGGCAAATGCGTCACCAATCAAAGATGGCATAGCAGCAATAGTATCTGGTACACCGTAGAAAGTATTTAATGGAGAGTATTCTTTGATGTGAATAATCTCATTAGGACGTGGGTCAGTTGTAATTGGGTTTTTGTTCTGTGCCCCGAAGTTACGGAAATACACAACCTTATTTGCAATGATCTGAACAAAGCCATCGTGGAGACGACGAACACGCATTGTAGTTGTAGGGATGTGACCCACATAACCAATTTGACCGTTTAAAGTTCTACCAATTTCAAGATATCCATTACCAGTAGCGTGAACATCAGTAAACACCTTTTCGAGTGTTTCCGTAAAGCTTTCGTCATCGTTAAGACTCTCTAGCCAATCTCTTAGCTGAACTTTGCCACGCTCGATACGCTTACGTGCACGATCGACAGCTGCTTTGTCTTCTGTCATCTCTAACTTAAGCATTGTTTTGTCGGACACAACAAAGTCATATCCCAGGCCTACGGTGTTTTCTACTTTGGCATCAATGGCTGCGTGGTTGGCAAATGAGGTATCATAATATCCAGCAAGCTGGTATACGTCATAGGGTGGAGTGATAATATCAAAAATACCGTAAGCATTTCGATATACGACACCAGGGTTGAGCTTCTTTGATTTAGCATCTTCTCTACCAGTAGCGTATGCGTTGGCGGAGTCCATATATGAATCTGTCATCTCAGTCTTAGAGATACGAGCAGCACGACGCTTAAAGTTGGGGTCGATACCGTTAAAGTTTTTTACCTCGTCCCATGATTTCATGAATGGGTCATTGGCTCGTGGATCTACGGTTTCGGTCTCAACATCAATTCTTGCTGGAATTGCAATCTTTGTATATTCATTATTCATCTCCGTACAACTCCAATGTCTGCTTCGCTGCCATAAAGGCACCAAGATCGTTTGTAGACGGAATCAGGCCCTGCGACATTCTGTCTTGCTGTTCGCTGTATTCTTCGTCTGAAATCTTTCGGACGTTAGAAAAGAAGACAGCTTTGCCTTCTGGTTGTCCGTAATATTTTGCTGCATCTGTCAGCTCTTTAATCTTTGACTGATCATTAATCATTGACTCAATAGATAGTGCATTACCATCACCATCGGTAAAGTACTTACCGCTTGGTAGTTGCCAAACATAAATGCCTGCGTTTGAAAACTTTTCTTCTACTACGCTAATCTTTGTTGGACCAATTTGGCCCTTCATAACCTTTTCCATGACTACTAGTATACCACATTACAGCATACCTATTACAAAAGTGTCACGCTCTACGTTTTGATAGATAGAATACTCGTAGTTTTTGAACCCAACAACACCAGAATTAGAAGAACTGTCTGAAATAATCTTATTTGTTCCGATATAAACCTGATAAATAGAGATTGGGTCAATTGATGGGGTAAAGGACGCCACTTGATAAACCATTTCCTGCCAAGTTCTGGCAACATTTTGGCCGTCAGACCATTCATCCCAGTCATCATCGGATGTAGTTGCTGATAAATCTTGCCATGTTCTATACACAATTTGCTGTGCTTGTATCGATGGATCTAACTGATACGTAGAAATATTGTTAATCATCATCTCTGATGTAATCTTGAAGAACCCAGTACCGCTGTCAAACGTAAGGTATGGCTTAAATACAATACCTAGCATACCCCATTCACCAATAGTAATTGTTGGTCTAGATACCGTTCGTCCATTCCAATAGAAAAATACTGTAGATGGAACTACCGTTGAATTTCCAGAAACTAGCTCTACCGTAATCTCTGCACGTTGGCGATCTGGTGTTGAGGCTTTAACATAGAATAGGAAGGTACCAGTACCAGAAATAATTTCAAATATTTTTTGCTTTGTTTCTGGGAATAACTTATTGTTCCACAGCATTGACATTTGAATAGAACTAACGTTGGTGTTTGCTACTGCTTCTCTGTTTAGCCTAAAGAAAATTCCACGGTCTACCTCGGAATCATATGCACCAGACAATGAGATTCCAGAATTATTTGTAAGGTACAGGTGTGGTGAGCTTCCTCTAAAAATTCTAAATGGGTTTCTTTCTTTATAAGATATTTTATTAGGGAATCCGCCAGGAACGGTTTCTTTATATGGATATAGTCCCTTTCCAAACCTAGATCCAACTGCATTAATTGGAGAGATGGCGTTTGAGGAGTTATCTGACTGACTTTGAGATGATATACGTAGGAATCTACTAAAAAGTTTATTGCTAATGGATGCTGGTGCCGTCATTTCAATATGAAAACAGACAGCTAAATCAGCAACGGATTCTCCATCAGAAAGAATTGGTGGGTATACAACAGAGCCGTCAGAAATAAGATATTTCTCTGTTTTCCAATTTTCTGTTGGTTCTACAACAAGTATTTGATCTGGTGTTTGTTCGGCAAGTGTAAATGATGATGATGGCTCATTCGCTCCTTCGGCAACATATTGAAAAGTAATATATGTCTTGCTTAAGTCATTGGAAAGGTCTAGCTCCATTGTGCTTGCATTTTTTACTTGTGGGTAGTCTAGGTTTACCTGGAAAAAGTCAATCGTATCATAGGATGATTCGTCTGCTTTTAATGACATCTTGGAAAGTGCTGAAAGTGGTACGTGAGAGTCCCAATACGATTTTGTTTTAATTTCTAGTTTTTCTGCATTTGCTACAGTTGTAACACAGAGCTCATAACTTGCACCAGAAATAGTTCCGTTTGAAACATTCAAAAAGCCCTTGGAGTTGATGATAGCTGCAAACTCTTTTGAATTTTTTGCAGTCATAAATCCTAAGTGATAAACGTTTCCAGTAAAGGTATTAGACCTAGAAATATCTTCGCCAGAATAATCTCCCAGTAGGTATACCGAAAGCTTGTTTCTGTTGGAGAAAAACTTTGCTAATTCTGGCCTGACTGATATTAGCTTTGAGATAGAAAAGCCAGCACTAAACTTTGTACCCTTTGTAATTGTTGGTGTATCTGTGGACTGTGAATACGGAATCATTACTTCTGGTCTGCCAGCTTTTTTATATGAATATGTGATTGTTGTATCTTCTAGTATTGCTGAAATATAGTCTCCAGTAGACTTATTCTTTACCTTAATTAGTACTTGCTTATTGGTTGAATTGTCAGTACTTAGTTTTTTAAATACCCCAAAGATTCCATCTACTGGGGACTTTAAAATATTCAATGAGTCAAAGTATAGATATGAATTTTTGCCATTCCAGTCTGAATTTGGAAAAAGACTTATTGTTTCTAGATTAGATTCTCTAGAAAATAAATCTGAGGTAAGTTTTTCAAGCGTAAAAGATTTGGCATTACAGCTTATCTTTGGCAAAGAATAGGTAGGTGAAGATATTCTCTGTGACGAGACATCTAGGTTTTCCGATACACCCTGTAGCCAGCTACCCACACCTGGGTAGTCATAGGTCTTTGAGTAGTTTGCAAAAGCATAATCTATAAATAACGACTCTCCAGAATAAGCTACATTAACGTCTTGTGGGTAAGATACTGCTTGTCCTGCAACAAACTTCTTTTTTGCCAAAAGTTCTGAAACTTCATATGGATATACGGCAACACAGTCTACCTCAATAGACTTTACCCCGTCAGCTACATAAAACCCTATCCAGTCCTGACTCTTTCCGCTTGAATTTGTAGCAGATGCAAAAGCTTGATCCTGATCAGACAGATCTATTGATGAAACTAGTTCACCATTAATCATCATAGATGCAGATTTTGGCGTCAACAATATATCTAGTAAAATTGGTCTAAACCACTCCCCCATAAAGTGAGAGCATGTTTTGTTTCCAACTCGTAAAACTAAGAATGGTCCTTCGACATACAGACCATCTTCTGAAGCAATGGGGCCAATGATTCTTTGGGATGAATGTTCTAAAGCATTAATTTTAAGCCAAGCTTCAAAAGTTAGATTATTCTTTTGACCAATTTCATTTAAAAAGCCTACTCCTGGTAAAACAAGAGATGGAGTGTCATTTCCAGATGGCATCAAGATGGTTGAATTTGCAGCACCAAAAACCATTGGCATAGTAGAGTTCTTTGCTAGTAAAACATTATTTTTAGACATGTAATATCCATAATTATCTATGGATGCGTAAGCGTAAGCCCTTGCTCCGTAAGATGTTGGTAATGCAATACTTGATGGTAGTTGAACCAGAGACGTTCCTAGGGATGTTGCAGAGAACTCCTCACTAAGTGTTCCAACTGAGAACCCATTAAGATAAATAGAGTATAAAGTGTCCGAATAATCGTATGTAAATTCAATTGAAACCTCCACCCCATTCAGGGTTGTATCTGTAGAAAAATTCGCCATAATATGATTTTGTCTGTTTTTTAAGAACGGACCTACAGTCTTAGACTGATTATAATCTCCAGAAGTAACTGTAACAGTTACATCTCTCATATTGGTTACTGAGTATAAATAAAATCCAATTGAAAATGTGTCAGCTGAGCAATCAAAAGTAAATCTGCTTGTAATGGAAAATGTTCCAGTTCCAGACAAAATTGATGGTGGTGTAATTTTAGTAATAGCAGAATCTTTAAATAGGAATGATTCGTCTACAGATTCTTCATATGGTCCTAGGGATACTACCGTGCCATTTTCACCTGTAGATGGAGTTAGACCAGAATATTCCCACTGGGTTGAGTAATCGTAAAACCTTCTATTTGGTTCTGTGATATAGCTAACATAATCTACGGCATCGTCTAGGCTCCATAGTGCGATGGGGTGCTCGGAAAAAGCTTTCTCTGCATATAGATTTGATGGACTGGACAATTATTTCACCTTAATCAATCTTATCATATTAGGGTTTTTAATTATTTAATAGTTTATTGAGTTAGAGGGATGAACTCTGTGCCATTAAACCTTTGTACATTTTCGATTGTTTTCCACCCAGTATAGGTTACACCATTGACAACAATAGAATCACTTGGATTGTTTGTGTACCGTGCAGCATACTGAATAGCAGTATTAAAGTTTGTGCCGTCAAACCTATATCCGTATGCCGAAATAAAGATTGTGTTATAGACAGTTTGAGTTGTTGTATCTGAATACTCTGTATTTCCAACATCAGTTAATGCACGAACTCTAAACTGATATGTTTTAGCAATATTCAGATCAGCGGTTTTATAGATCGTTACGTTTGATGATGTTGTTGTGAGAAGTGTGAAATCTGTATCCCAGGTAGAGCCACCATCACTACTATATTTAGCATAAACTTCGTAAGATGATATTGCAGCACCGCCCGATGTAGATGGAGCATTCCAGTCAATTGTAACCTTTCTAACTTCTTTGACTAGAGGAGTTGTAATTGTTGGTGCTAACGGAATCGGTGGTATTGTTATATTAGATGATGCAGAATAATCTGAGTCACCTCTGTTTGAGCCAATTTTAACTCTAAAGTAATAGGTAACACCTGGTGATAATGTGATGTTGTTAAGGAATGGAACGCCAATTCCAGATGTTGTATTGAGTCCTTCAGTAAAACTTGAATTTGTGGCTCTTTGTACAGTGTACGATGAAAGTACGCTACCGTTTGATGCAGGAGCGGAAAAAGATAGGTTTACAGATGTACCATTTCTGGAGATTGTTGGTGGACCTGGCTGGCTTGGTGCTGCAGAGATTAAAGAACTTGCTGCTGACCAGTTTCCACCTCCCTCAGTGCTGACGGCTTGTGATCTAAAGTAGTACTGAGTATTCTTATCGGCATCTGGCCAAGTAATAGTTCCACCATATAGGGCAATTCCACCCCAGTTTGATCCATCAGTACTGTATTGCCAGTTGTAATAGCTTACGCCAGGAGCACCGCTCGGTACGCCTGCACTAGTAGTCATAGAAATTGAGTTTCTATCTCTTGAGACTAGAGTTGGTGTAGATGGGGTGTACGGCACACGGTTATAGTTGATTGCACCCATGGTTGCACCCGTGGCATCTAGGTGACCTGGTGAGTATCCACCACTTCCGTCAAAGCCAGCAGATGTACCAACAGCACCACGGTTACCAGACCCATCGTGCGTAAATGTTACAGAGTGTCGTCCAATTTCAAACCATCCACTATCTGTGCTGTTCACACCACCAGAACCATTTGTATTTACAGATCTAGGACCACTACCATAGGCAGTATTTCCACCAATTGTGATAGAAAATGAGGTGTTGTAGTTCCAGTAAGCGTAGTTACCGCCACCGTTCCAAGCTCTAAAATAGAGTACAGAGGTTACTGTGGATTGATTATTGGCTGCATCCTGAGATTCATATGTGGATAACGAAATTGCATATGACATCTAGAACATCCAAACGGAACCAATATCTCCAGCACCGAGGTTTGTGGGAGGTGTAGCTCCACCATAAAGTTTTTGATTTGGTGTAGAGTAGTCCATAGATCCAGAAGATCCGCCATAGTGAATAACAGAAACAGCCTTTGCTGCCTGACCAGTAATGTTTGAGTCAGTAAAGGCAACGGTCTTTCTGGTAGATGATGGAGTAAAGTATAAATTTGTTCCATCAAACTCTACAGCACCTGCTACTGGCGTAGTAAGATTTGTTCCAGCCACAAGCTTTAACGCAACAGAGGAAACTGTTCCTGCTGGCATAGTTACCGCACCCGTGAAAGTAGGAGAAGCAATTGGTGCTCTTAACGCAATCAAGTTGTTTAGAGTTGTTAGGTGACCCCAGATACCCTCACCAGAAACTTTGGTTAGGGATGTATTTCCGTAGTGGTATAGCTTTAACGCTGTCTGAATATTTGCAACGTCGGTAATGTCTGGGGTAAGAGAATCAAATGTACCAGAACCAATAGTAGCCATAGATTAATTATAGCATTAATTAATTACTTGTTGTGGACCAAGTAACCACCAGCGATAAACCAGTCATAGGGTTCGCAGCTAATTTGGTAGGTTGTATCGACTTCACCCTCTAGTGTTACCTCTGTGATTTCTTCTTCTGTGTATGTTCCGTCATCATTAATTTTAACTAGGAACGTTCCTACTGCAAGAGATCCAGT